CCAAAGCAAATCTAAATATTTACTTTTATAATCTAATAATTCTTGATATGTTTTGTTTCGCAATATTTTCATTCTTTATCAACTCCTTTGAGTTCTTTGATTTTTGTTAATAACCAATTTATATCAACATGAGTTATTTTTCTTGTATTACCATATTTATCAGTTTTAAGTGTTGCCATATCTTCTAGTTCTTTTTCTAATTCATTTATGTTATTATTTAATCTATTAACTAATAAGTCAGCACCTATATAAAATGTTTCTAAATCTTTTCTATCTAAGCTAGAAACATAATCTAAATACTCTTGAGTTACATTTCTATCTTTATCTAATTTATTCACTCTTCATCCTCTCCTTCATTTAAACCAATTATTATAATTTTATATCTTGGTTTTCTAAATAACTTCTTTAGTTTATAAGCCACCACGTTATCAGTTAAAGGTGGATTGCATATGTTTCTATTAAAATTATATGCTAATAATTCAATATCCTCTTTATCTAATCTTGTTTTGTAATATAAATTATTTATATAATCAAACAAAGCATTATCTCTTCCACCTTTTTCAACCTCTTTTGGTTTCTCATATTCTTTATGTTTTAATTCTACCTCTTCATCATTTTCTATGATGAATTTTTTTAATTCAGGTGGTATATCTTTTATTTCCCTCATATCAAGTTTATAAGGTACACCATTTATAGTACTAGGTTCAACTAAAATATAACCTTTAGTTCTAATATCTATACCACGATAATCTTTAAAACAATTCGCACTATTTGTAACTTCTTTTAATTCATCATCACTTTTAAATATATAGTGCATACCACCACTTGGTGTTGTTTGTGTTAAAGTATCTATTTCTTTAATTCCTAAATCACCACACAATCTTTCAAAACTCTCTTTACCATTGACATCGTGCATATCAATGTCTATAATAAACAAATTGTTCTCGTTTGCAGGTAATCCAATATTGCAGTTCTTGGCATTTTCCAACCAATATACCACTTGAAAGAAATCATCAGAGCAATCATTTTGCCAACCCTCTATTAAAGGTAGTTTTCCGTTCTCTACAACAGGAAAAACTTTTAAATGATTGCTCAAATATGTTTTCTTAATAAACTCCAACTTATTCATAGTTTCACATCCTTTCTTTATTCAAGATTAATTTTATCTTCAAATTCTTCGATGTCCTCCATGTTGATTTTCTCCCAGTACTTTTGTCTACCAAATCCTTCAAAATCTACTGGATTATTGCACCTCTTCCATTCAGGAAATCTACGCATTATAATACTTATTTCTCTTCCATCTCTAGAAGAATAATTCTTCTTTAAACCATTACAACAATTAACAAACAATTCTTGACCACATATTTTATCTCCGACCACTTTGTTATTTAAATAATCAGTAATAACACCAACTTTAGGGTCATCATCAGTAGCCATGCTTTGATGTTCTTCAATTATATCATTATATTTACTAGGAATAACTAAATATGTTTTACCACTATTCATTAAATATAGTGCCTCTCTCCAACATTGTAGAATATATTCTTTAACCTCTTTCTCATGTCTGAAAAGTTCTCCTTTACGAACATGTATTTCAATAGGTAAATATCTTCTATTACCAGTTTTATCTACTAAGAATTGAAAATCATTTGTTGTTCCGATAAAGATACACTGTCTTTTTAAAGAGACCACGTTTCGACCGTAAGCTGGTCGATAAGTATCGTTTAAACGAGTTATATAACCCTTTAAACTTTCTACCTCTTTTGCTCTAATCATAGCAAGTAATTCAGCAAACTCACAAATCCAACCACCAGTGATACTTTCAATTCCTTTACCACCATCGATTGAAATAACTTCACGGTAGAAATCAGTTCTAATGTTTAACCAATCCACGATGGTCGATTTACCAACCCCTTGTGAGCCCATAAGGATGACCATATAGTCAAACTTACAACCAGGATTGTATAAACGATTGATACCACCATAGAAAATCATTCTCGATAATTCCCTAGAATAGTCATCGTCATCACATTTCATTATGCTTGATAAAAACTTATCAATTCGAGGTTTACCATCCCACTTATCTTCTTCTATCAATTCTTTGATAGGATGATAAGCAAATAAATCTTCGGTTTTGTTTTTTGCTAATTCATATTTTTGTAAGTTATAAAAATCATATTCTTTTTCAATGTAAGATAGTAGCCACGCATCATCCTTATCTCGCCACTCTCTACATCTATTTTTATTCCAGTATTCAAACTTGTTACTTAATAAATTGAATTTAATATGTTCTTTAATAAAATCATCAGTTGTCATAACATTATAATAGTTATCTATTGTTGGTTCTGGCTTTCCATTTATACCTAGAACTAAGATATTATAAATATCACTATCTTTATGTTCTATTTTATATTCAGACTCACAATGTTGTACATTCTTTTTTACTTTAGTTAGTACAGCATTTTTCTTTGCTACTTTATATACCTCATTTAGTATTTGGTTTCTTTCATCCTCATCAGTATAGTTCTCGAATATTTGTGGTATAAAATCTCTATGTAAAAGCTCATCTTTTGTTAAGTCATTTATATTGTACTCCATTTTTTCACTCTCCATTGTAATTTAATTTTACCAAAACCCTCATTTAACTTCAACCACTTTTAATCTTTTTTAATTTCTTTAACTTCCTTAATAGACCAATACACTGACAAAATAATTGTTAATAAAAACTGTATTATAGGTACAGCAATTATACAAATAGCCGCTATAATAAAATAAATAATTCCACATCCAAAAAATAAATATTCCACTTTCATTCTCCTCTCTCATTCCAATAATAATATATCTTATTTTTTACTTTCTTTGTTGTATGGGCAAACCCATATCTTATAAGTGCATTTTTCAATTTCCAAATAACATAATCAGTTGTAACCATATTAGGTTCATCTCTAAAAGCATTTTTTAATAATATTTCATAATAAACTTTAATTTCTTCATATTTATCCAAATCTACATTATCCTGTTTCATTTCCTCAATAAATCCATATAATCCTAATGGTGTATCTAAATCATACCACGTTAAATATTGATAATATTCAGGTACTTGACCATCCATTTCCAATTCTCCTTTCGTCTATTGTGGAAGTGATTTTAGTATATCACATATTTTTAACTCGTGCAACAGGAACAAATGTACGTTGTCACATCGTTGTAATTTTTTGATACCACTTAAACCCAGTATTTATCTAGGTTTATTACCACTTAATCAACATAATGTTTATTATTCATCGTTTACCTTATCGTTTACCAGTTTTCATCCCTTTCTATCTAGCTTTAGTTCATTTTTACAACCATTACAACCAATTTTTTATAATAATATATGTACACACACATACATATGCACACACATAATGTTTAGTCATTTTTCGGTTGTTATCGTTGTCAATTTTCACTTTTCCCTGTTTCCACCTAGTCAAAACAGGTAAACGATGTAGTAAACGATACCACTTTTTATCGTTGTTCATCGTTGTAATTTAAATCATTGTATAATAGGTAGTTCTAAATATCTCATTTTTGATAGTTTTTAGCCACGTAGAGACACGTTTATAGTTTAACTGATAACTTATACCACTTTAACTAAAAGTGTCTTAAAACGCTTAAAAACTACTTAATATTAAGACACGCTTTTTTCAAGCCTTTTAAAAAATTTATTTTATTCCACATTTTTTGTTTTTCTTTCTTTAATTTTTCAGCAAATTTAATATCCACATTAAAAAGCACATCTTCCAGTGCTCTTATTTCTTTTAATATTTTTGATATTTCATCATTTATTTGAGGTATCTTCATTTTCTTCACCTCCAAGTACTTCATCTAATTTATCTAAATCGCCTTCAGTTAAATCAATAATATCATCAATTAAACTCATCCTCTATACTCCTTTCTTTTTGAGCTAATTTTCTTTTTTCTCGTTGTGTTTGTTTTTCTAATAATTTTAGTTTAGCATTAATTTTTTGTTCCTCGTCTCGTTTATCTAAATATTTTTCCATTTTCTTTTGAAGTTTTTCAAGTCTTACAAAATCTCTTTCTTTTTTTACTGGTTTAGTTTTATAATAATGTATCATACGATTTAATCTATTGTACTCTTTATTATTTTTAAAAAACTTCTTACTATATTCATTACTTCGTTCATAAGTTTTTTTAACTTGTTTTACCGCATTTTGTAGATTTCTCCAATCACTTTTTGTAAATTCAACACCATTATAATATACCTTACCAGTATTTGTATCAAATAAATCGTGTTCAAAACCTTCTAAAACAATACTTAAATCATCTAATAACTTAGATATCCTAGCCATTTTATCACCTCATTTAAAACATCCTCATACGCAAATCTTTTAATTCACATATATAAATTTTCATAGCACGTTTACCATTTTTCTTTGTTTCCACCCAATTGATGAATTGAAGTTTAGGATACTTTTCTTGCATCTCTTCAATTTTAATGTCGTGTATTCCTTTTTCCATTTCTTCCTCATCAAAAGTACCTACTAATTTACCATAATTAACTCGTTTTCTCATCTTCTCCCACCTCTTGCACTTTTTGTACTATTTTACGTGCTTTTTTAGCCCAATATTCAATACTATATAATTGCATATCTAACGCACCATAACATTCAAAATCTAAAGAATATCTACTATCAGCACCTAATTGCTCGATACTTTCAATATATTCTTTTAATTTTTTAATATTTTTTTCTTTCATTTTAAATACCTCCTACCATATTTAGATATTCACTAATATCTTCAATCTCATATCGACCACATTTTTGTATTTCTCTTCTTAACTGGTTTTTCCTGTTCTTAGGGAAATCAGTTCTCATATATAATGTTTTTCTCTTTTTATCATATTCAGCAAATTCTTCCGTTGTTTTTATTGTATAAAACCACACACTTGTTTCATAATCTTTACTATAAAAATGTTCTCCGTTTCTTCTAATCATCAATGGTGTCCACTTTTCCATTATATCACATCTCCTAACTTTTCTTCTACCATATCTATTATATCACCATTTAAAATACTATCTACATCACTAATATATTTTGTAATATCATTTATATCGTTGTCTTTTAATTTTTCTACATCACAAAAATCACTTCTTAAATATAATACTAAAGCAGTTTCAAATAAAATATATTCACCACTTTTAATATTTTCATCAATTTTTTTCATATAATTTAAAATTTTTTGTTTCTTCATTTTTACATCTCCTTTCTTAAAGAATAATTGCAAATCGGTTTTTATATAATTCTCTTAAATTGCGTTGTATTGTGTTAGGGTAATATTCAAGTGTTACAATTGTATCAAGAATTATTAATAAACCCTCTTCTAAAGAATATTCACAATCTTCTTGTTCGTCTACAAAATAATCACCTCTATTAGTTTCTTGCATTAAATATAAACCACTATCATATAATTTTGCGTAAGTCATATGATAATCTAGTGCCTCATATTCTTCTTTACTTAATATTTCCATCATATAACACCTCTTTACTAAAAACTTTTTCTAGCTGATTTAATATATTATTATTTAAACCTCTTAAATTAGGGCTTTCGTTTTGTGTTTTTAAATATCTACATAATGTACTAAAATTACTCACCACATCCATTAAATCATACGCATTTGTAATATTATACTCTACACATAATTCAGTAAGTTCTTCTATATTTTTTTCTATACTATTATACATTAAATCTACATCTCTCATTTCTTTACCTCCTAACCTAGTACTATTGTATCTTCAATAGGTACATAATTTTCATCGACACTCATCATAAAAGCATCATCATATTCAAAATCTTTACCCTCTTGCATACCAAAAAATAAATAATGATAACCATTACCCTCATCATCATTTGAAATCATAATCTTTTTATCTCCATTACCTCTTTCAATTTGTGTTTTACATTGATTATATAAATCTTTAACTGTTAATACATTCATTTTCATTTTCCTCCTCATAAAAAATTTTACTTTCATTTTTTGCTTGTTCTTCAGTATAGTCTAACACAGCCACTAGATATTTTTCAAAAGTATCTCTAGTATCTTCTTGTTTTGTTAAACTTAAATAATCAAAATAATTCATTTCACACCTCTTATCTTTCTAATATAATTTCATTTCCCTCTTTATCATAATAATTGTGTCCACTAAATTCTAGATTGTACCACTCTTGTCCGTCCGTACCACATTTATCACAATGCCACGGAAAATAAGCCATATCTCCTTCAAATTCTATACTTTCATAATTATCAATCATTTCACCACATACTGGACAAATACCTTGATTGTTTAATACTTCTTTTTCTTTATTATTCATAATCTTCTTCCTCACTTTCTTCTTCATACTCTTCAAATGGTGTTTCATCATAATAAGTATTATAATCTACTATTTCACCACAACCACATGAAGGACACGTTTTTACTTCTTTATCTTTTATTTTCGTTCCACAAAAAGCACAAAAATACATTTCTAATCTTCCTCACTTTCTTCAATTATTGTTTTAATACAACCCACTAATTGTATTAAATGTTCTTTATCTAGTTCTTGACACAAATCTAATATCTGCATAAATATATTTTCCATTTTAATCTTCCTTTCCAAATAATATTTCTTTTAACATATCTTCACTCATATTAGAGTTTTCTAATAATTCTTCTTTAACTTTATCTAATATAGCAATATATTCTCCTAATTCTCCACCTCGTACTTCATATTGCATTATTACGTCTGTTTCATAATCACTAGTTTCTTCTACTTTTGTTTTAATTTTAATCATTATTCTTCACCTCTTTCTTTTGTATCATTGATAAATTTATCTCTCCATTGACAAATTTGTTCCATTAAATTCCAATATTTATTCCACGTTTTCCAACGAATATCTTCTAATTCGTAATCACTTTTTTCAAGTTCACTATGTAATAAATGTTCTACCTCTATTAATGTTTCAAAATCTTCTACACTTATTCCTATCACTATCTCACTCTCCTCTATCTATGATATAAGTAATAATTTATTACTTCATCAATTGCTTGTTCTAAACCGTCATCATCTAAAATATTATTCACAATATCTTCTTTTTCTTTATCACTTAATGTTTCCAATGTTAGTAAATCTTTAAATCTACCTTTATCAAATCCACATGTATCATTTTCTCTTTTAATATAATCAATTTTGTCTTGTATATATGTTTCTACTCTATCTTCTATATATTCTCTCATTTTTACCACCTCTCTAATTTAAAATCTTTAAATAATTTTTGTATTTTCTTTTCCATATCTTTACTGGCTTTATCAAAATGTTCACTATCATAACCAATTTCAAAATCATTTTCCATTTGTCTTTTAATACCACTTATATTATATATAAATTCATATAATAATTCTTCTCTTATGGCTCTTTCAAACTCTTCATTTGTTATGTATTTTTCTCCATAAGCATTTTTTCTAACACAATCAATGTTATAATACCATTCAGTTTCACTTATAGACCACGTTCTAGTGTAGTCTATAAAATCTTCTACTAATTCTTTTAATTCTCTCATTTTTTATCAACTCCTAACTTCCTCTGTTCCATTTTTATTTATTAGATATACTTTATTTGATATAGGTTCTTGTATTAATAATAATATTGTATTATCGTGTTCTCCATGAACATTTTCTTTTAATACCTCATAGGTTATATTTCGCATATCAATCTCTTTATTATTTTTATCTAAAGGGTAGTATTTAAATCCATAACTAAAATGGTCAATAATACTTTCCTCTTGTCTATAATTATCTAAATATTGACCACAATCATTATTTGTTAACCACTTATCATATGTTGTATAAATTTTACCCCAATCTATAACTCTCACTTTCATTTTCTATACCTCTTTTCTAATTATTATGATTACTTGATAAGAATGTTAGTTTTTCACACATAACCACTAACTTATTATCTCTATTTTCTAATCTACCTTTAACTCCTACAATATCACCTTTTTTACAATATTCACTACAACTTTCACTGATTGAATTATTCCATAATTCACAATCTATAAAATCAGTTTCATATTCTCCCTCACTATTTTTATAACTTCTAGGAATTGCTAAATTAATTTCTCTACAAGGTCTATTTGGTTCTCCAACAGGGTCTCTTGTTAATCTACCCACTAATACTACTTGATTTAACATTATTCTTCACCTCTTTTCTAATAAATATCATTATAGTCTTTATCATAGACAAATGTATTTTCTCCTATTTTTAACATTTCACCACTATCTAATTCTTCATATAAATCAAAATTATCTTCGTCTATATATAGTAGTCTATCTCCTACTTCTTCCCAACCATAATCATTTGAAATGTACCAACTAGGGTCTAGTAGTGATAATTTTTTGCTTATTAATTTATCTTTACCAACTACTTCTTGAGGGTCTAGATATGTATAACCCTCATTAAGATATTCTTTAGTCTTTTTGTTCCACCAACTATTCCAATAATTACTATCTTCTTCACTACCTTTATAAGTATAAGTTTTAAATGTATAAGGTTGATAACTTGTATTAGAATATTTAACTCCTTTTTCCTCTACAAAATCACCCACATAATATAAGTTTTCTTTTGTGTCTAGGAACACCAATCTACTATTTGTAATATCACTTAGTCCGTCTAGTATATATTCATTTTTATAAAAATCTCTATAATGATTATATATAGGTGTTAAATATTTCATAATAAACTCTTGTGTATCATTTGTATTATGTTTATTCTTAACAGGTGTATATTGATTTATAATACCATTGTGTGCCATACCTAAATCACAAAATATTTTTGTCTTATGTAAATCTCTATAATCACTACTTATACAATATGGATGCGTGTTTTCTTTTGTGTTTGTACCACTTGTACCTATTCTAAAATGTAATACTAATGCTTTATTTTTGAAGTTATCAAACTTCTTATAAAGTACTTCTAACTTTTTCTTTAACTCTTTAAAGGTCATAAACCCTTTATCAATTACCACTTGTCCTTTATCTACATACATTAAACCAGCCCCATCACTATTATGATTAAAGCACGTTTCTAGTGTGTCCATACTAGGTAATTTACTCTTTTTATCTTTTGCAACAATTATACACATATCTAATCACTCCTCCTCTTATCTAACTTCATTTAGAAGTTCTCTAATGCTTGTTCTAATTGCTTTTAATGTATCAGTATCAAAATACATATAATAATCAATCATTTCTTGTACTTTACTAAACATACTAGAATATTCATTGTTATTCTTGTATTCTAGTACCCTCTCCATATTATTAGAATGTTCTCTTAATCTTCCAGTTATATCACATATTAAAGCCCATTGTTCAGTATCTTTAACCTCATTAAATCTATCTATATATTCATTGTAATATTTAGTTAATAAGTTATATACTTTTTTAGCCACTTTACCTTTTTTCTTATTCTTTACAATTTCCCATATTCTATCAATTTCACTAGTGTCTACCACTCTATGATTGCATACAATACCACGTTCTTGTACATACTTGCTAACAAACTCTCCTCTAGTTAATTTATCCCACGTAATCTTTTCTACTGGTACTTTTAAATCACTACATATATTCATAATGTTATCTACTAATTCTAGAGTTGCATAATATGTTTCATAGTTCAATGTACCTTTAAATATTCTAAACTCGATTGTATTATGGTTTTCTAGGTTCAATGCTCTATGGTGTCCATAACTTTCTCCTTTTACCTTTTTAATGAAGTCAATACTTGTAATTTTACCATTATCACAAGATACTACATCACTTAACCATTGACACCAATATGTATCTTTTCTTCTACTAAAGTTAATAAGTTCTTCTTTAAAACTCTCCATTACTAGTATAATTCTATTGATAATCTCTTCTTGTTTGTCCTCTAGTTCTTCTTTTTGTTTTTGTAATTCCTTAAACTCTTCACTTTCACTAGAATAAGACCACATTTCTCTAGACAATCTATCAATCTCTGCTTGATAAGGTCTAGTTGCGTGTACGTGTAGACCACAAGTAGTTGTCTTATCACTTCTATAACCTTTATCAATCATTTCTTGATAAACGTCCTTAACAACCTCTAATTGTTGTTTATGATATTTCATACTACAAGGGTCCGTAATAATCTCATATGAATTAGGTTCATTTAAACTACCATCTCTAGCAAGTCTAACTGGTAGTTTTTCATATAGCACGTCTATCATACTATAATCATTATCATAGTTTTCTACCTCGGTTTCAGTACCATATAATCTAATACCCTCTTCTTCTCCCTCTACTCTTCTCTCTATAAAATTAGGGTCGCTATGTTCTTCACTATAACCCATAACTCTATTTGTAGGTCTACTATTCCAACAATCTTCACAATAATATTCGTCCGTATCTTCGTCATAGTACATATTATCTCTATAATAATATTCCCCACAATCTCCACAATAGTAGTATTCTTCAAAACAACTATCACAAACGTATCTATTACCACCCTCTACATTATGAATATCGTCCTCGTGTACTAGTCTACCACAATCTTCGCACTCTATATAGTGTTCCTCAAAACACTCTTGACATACATACTTATCATACTCTTCTATGTATATAAGTTCTTCTCCCTCTTCTAGTTCTTGACCACAATCAGCACATATTCTATCTAAATCTCTCATATTTTCTTCTCCTATCTCTTCAAAACAATCTATATTCCAAAACCAACTATTACCCTCTAGTTGTATTGAATTGCCATAACTTGCATATGTACTCTCTACTACTTTTAATTCTTGACCACAATAATTAAACATATCGTCGTCAAAATATAAGCCATTTATTCTATGCCCCTCGTCTAATAATTGTTCTAATTCCTCTCTACTTTTAACTTTAACTAATGTTCCCTCTTTAACTATTTTTCTCATATCTCTTTACCTCTTTCCTTTTCTATGTTTTTATTATACCACTTGTCTAACGCAAGTTTTAATCTCCTCTCTATACCTCTTTAATCTAATGTTCTTATAAAATAAGATAACTCTTCACCTTTTAAATGATTGTACCCATAATTTTGTGCTTGTTCCCACAAATCATTGTACACTCTAGCAACACCCTCGTTGCCATTTTCATAGTGTTCCCACAATTTCCAATTAAGCACTAATACAAGTTCCGTTAAGTAAATATAATCACTTTTCCACTCTTTAAATGCCCTCTTATAAGTGTCTTTAATAGCACTTATACCAAACTTATCAGCGATTGAAAAATCACTCCAAAATGTTGTCTTAAATTCATAGTCCATAATTCTTATACCTCTTTTCTTTTTTCTAGACCACTTGTTTTTATAACCCACATATAATTTTTTAAATGTTCTCTATTTATTTTTATACCTCTTTAACTTTCTAACCACATAATCAAATCAAGCGTGTCTTTAAAATTTTGACCCTCTAAATAGTTTTTTAATTCTTCAAAATTTTCTTGTGTATAGCCATATTTTTGACCCTCTATATCTTCTATTTGTCCTAATAGTCTACCATAAAAGCCTTGACTATATGATAAACTTCTAATAACTTCTTTTATTTCCTCATATTTCATTTTTATCTACCTCTCTTTTTTATTACCCACTATTCAAAACTAATAGTTATCTCTTGTACTTGTTTTAAAATGCTCTCTTGATTTAATACTTGTTTTAATAAGTCTATAATCTTATTGACTAGTGTATCATTTACAAACATTAATTCTATAATTAGTGTATTTTCTCTTGTTATTTCGCCTGTATCGTGTTTATAAAGTCCTAGACCTTGATAAATTGTATAACCACTTATACCATTATTAAGTAATAAGTTCTCTACCACTTTATAAGCCTCTATGCTGTCAATTTTTTGTTGTTTAGTGTCCTTATCATTTAAGCCCACGTTCAAAATATACTTTTTTTCTTTTTTCATATTATAACCTCTCTTCTTTTTTCTTAAGTATATTATATCACTCACCTAACGCAAGTTTACTTTTTTGACCTCTATATAATATATTATTTTTTAACTTGTAATAATTATATCATAGCACTAACGCAAGTTTTAAAAACTGGTATTAAAAAAAAGTAGTGTTTACTACTTCTTTTTTACTTAACTATATTATATCATAGCACTAACGCAAGTTTTTATTTTGTGTTGATATAATAAAATAATGTTATAAAGAATAATATCACTAGATAAATGTTATTATTAATAATACTAGTTATTATCAAATCAAACATAAATAATTGATATAATAGATTGACTTCTTTTTTCATAATCTTTTAACCTCTCTTTTTAACTATAATAATTATAACATACCACTAACGCAAGTTTTTTATCTTGCGTTTAGTAGTGTCTTTTTATAACCTTTTTTATAGTATGTTGTTTTACTATATAATTCTAATTTTGTAATATATTGCTTTATAGGTTCTAACTCTTTTAAACTGGTAATATCTTTAATAATAAAAATGTTATTTTTAAATGTTATTTTGTATCTATAAACTATTTTTTTATATGTTGTTTTGTCTTTTTTAAACTTTACTATTTTAGTATTATTTTTAAAATGTTTTTGTCTTGGTACTAATATGTAAAAATTAGTTTTCATATAACATACCACCTTTTAAGAATTGTTTGTTTTCATGTTGCTTTAGTATATTATTTTCAATTTTCTTTTTTATTTCCATATACTTTTTAAATGCTTCTTTTTTATCTAACTTTTTAATAATTGTTTTATCATTTACTTTATTATGTTTTACTTTAATTTTTAATACTTCTTTTTTGTATAACTTATTAATAATAATATCATTGTTTTGTGTTTGTTTTTCTAATTCATTTAATATATATTTTTTGTTTATTTTTTCATTTATGAATTGTTTGTATATAACATATTTATTAATAACTTTTAGTTTATCAATATCAAGTGTTATATATTTTGATATATTCCTATTTTTTATTATTGATTGTATATCTTTAATTGTATTAAGTGTATCACCATTAGCAAGTAATAAACCATTTACGCAATTAATACTCTCAATCAATGTTTTTTTACTAGTAATATATTGAATATCATTTTTTGTATTATCGTACTCATATATAATATAGTAAAATATTTCTTTTTCTCCTCCCTTGTTTGTTTGTTTTTTGTTTGTGTTTTCTTTTTTCATTTTTTCATTTCTCCATTTCTTTTTTAGTTAGTTGATATATGTATCACTAACTAATTATATTATACCACTATAGAAATATAATACAAGGGGTAAATTGCACTTTTTTACAATTTTACATAATAACATTATATCATATATAAAACGCAAGTTTTTATACGTTATGTATAATTAGCACTTAACTATTAAGAGTGCTAGTGTTATTAATAAAATGATAATAAGAGAGGTAATACCACTTAATAACAAAGTGATAATAACAAAAAGATAAAAAGAGAGTTTTTTATAAGTGTAAAAAATACGCTTTTAAATTCATTTTGAAAGTGTAATTTTTACGCTTGAAAAATTGCTTTTTGATATTAACAAATTGTTAAAAACAGTTTTTTCCGTTTTTATATACTGAAAACAAAAACACCCTTTTTTTGCCTATTTTAAGGCGTTTTAAGAGGTTTTTTTTTAGTTATTAATATAATTATATTAAATGTAAAAAAACGTTGAAAATTGAGGTTTTTTGATACATTTGTTCGCCTTTATTATAAGGGGTACTTATATATAAGGCGTGTATATATAACTATTAGTTATAACGTAAAGTAAAAAATGTAAAATAAAATAAAAAATTGTTTTTAATAAATTGTTAAAAAGTGAAAAAATAAATAAAAAATGTAAAATAAAAAATAAAATTAAAATAAAAAATAAAATTGTTAAAAAAATATATTAAAAAAGCGTAAAAAAAGGCGAAAAAAAGAAAGTTTTAAAAAGTAAAGAAAAAGTTTTTAATAGTGTAAAGTCCCTTTTAAAAGACCTTAAAACGCTTTAAAATGCGTAAATAAAATGTAAATAAAAAAATGTAAAGTAAAATAAAAAAATTATAAAGTGATACCCCGAGGGGGTATTTTTGTGTCAAATTTGAGGTATCATCAAGTCCTTCAGCAAATTTTATATAAAGACCGCCCTTTTTTCCTTTTATTTACCTATACTTTTTACTTATAATAAACTTGTTTAATATAACTAATTTATATAACTATCCCCCCTTTTTATTACATCTGAAAAAAATTTTTTATATAAAAGAGCTCATTTTTGTACAAGTCTAAATTACAAAAACGAAAGATATGCCAAAAAATCGAGTTTTTTGTTTTATATATTAAACATTTTGCATAAAAATTAAGAAAAAAATTGATAAAAAATTGGTCAATTTTGACCTAAAATCACCTTTTATCGTTTACCAATCGTTTACCAAATTTCAAGTGCTTTAATCGCCCATTGTACCTAAGGAAAACACGAATTTTTGTACAAATAACATCAAATTACATCGTTTACTTCATCGTTTACCAATTTTGCCCAGTGTTTTAGGGAAAAATTAAGAATTTACAACGATTACAACGATAAAATTGAGTAAAGTTTATACAGAAGAAAAAAATAAAAAATAAATATTTTTTTTTTATTATATATAAGTAGAGCAAAAATTGGTTGTCATCGTTTACCAAACAATTGTTCGCCCTTAAAGTTTGGCGTACTTCTGGGAAAAATTGATAATTTTTTCTTACAACGATGTGGTAAACCGAACGGGTTTTTATCGTTGTAAAAAAATTTGTGAAATTCGGACTTTTTGGCGTACTTCTGGGAAAAAACCTGGTAAACGATGTATTGATGTTGCATTATGTTTTTGTTTGTGATATAATCTAATTGGTGATAGAATATGCATAATGTAGAAAGATGTTCGTGTGGTAGTCTTAAAATAGATGGTATATGTGAAAATTGTGAAAAGAATGGATGGACTTATTTAGGTGAGGATATTGAAGTTACAGGAAAAGATATAAGTGATATTTTTAATATTTCGAGAAGAGGTCCTGTTTTAGTAGGAGATTTTATAGTTGCTTATAATGGTGAAAAGTTCGATACATATAGTGGTAGAACGGAAAGTTGGACTGTGACTAGAAGAAATTTATCTTTATTTGGGGATAATGAAAAAGAAAATACAATACTTGGTAGTATTTATGTAATGAAGGATGAGGAAAATAATGAGTGATGAAGAATTTTATTTATTAGATTTGAAATCAAAATTTGATAAGATTAAACCTAATACATATTATTTGAGTTATTCAGGAGGAAAAGACTCACATTTCTTATATTGGTTTATAAAAGAATACTTGAAACGTGATGATATTAAAATAGTTGGTGTTAATACATATATGGAACATCATGAGATATTGGATAGGATAAATAAGAATTGTGATGTAGTACTACGTCCTGAAATGAAACCCTTTGAAATCAAAGAAAAATATGGTTCACCTTGTTTTTCAAAGACACAAGATGATTATATTTATCGTTGGCAAACAGGAAATCGTGCACCATATTTGATTGCGAGGATAAACGGAAAGAATTTGGATGGCTCGGAAACACAATTTGGTTTGTCTAAGAAGGCACGAAAGTTATTGATGGAAGGAAATCTTCATAAAATTAGTAATAAATGCTGTAAATATCTAAAGAAAGAAACAGCAAAGAAGTTTCAAAAAGAAACAGGATTAAAACCTATTTTAGGTGTCCGTGGTGGAGAAAGTCTTGCTAGAAAAGGTGTTTATAAAAGCTGTTTTCAAAAAGACGGTAGATTTACACCTATATGGGATTTATCTGATGAATTATTAGAAAAAATCATAAAGAAATATGATATTGAAGTTCCTGAAGTTTATAATCACGTTTGTAGAACAGGTTGTATGGGATGTCCTTATGGTTCTTGGAAACATGATACAGAGAAGGAACTTATGTTAATTAATGATAATCAATTTAAATTTGTTACGGAATATTTTAAAGAAAGTTATAAAGTTTTAGGGATAGATATAGAAAAAATAAAGGCTGAACGTGATTTGTCGAAAACCTAAATTTGTGGTATAATAATAGATGTCACAATAGGAGGTGCTAGGATGGAAAAGAAAGAATTAGTTGGAAAAGGAAAAGGTGTAGGATTTGAGCGTATACGCAGAATTACGGGATACTTAGTTGGTACTGTAGAGCGTTTTAATGATGGAAAAAAGGCAGAAGAAAAGGATAGAGTAAAACATAGTTTTAAATAAAATTAAAAAAATGTTGACAATAATGAAACATAGTGGTATACTATAAATGTAAGTTGATTACATAAATGTGTTACTCCAAACAAGCATATTATACCTCACAATCAACTTACAAACTATTGATTTGTCGAATTGTGTTTTGATAAAATCATGTTTTCATTTGTGCGAAGTTTTATATTCATTTAGCTTCGCCTCCTTTCTATCGAGGGTTTCAGTAAACAAATGGTTGGTGCAACTCCAATCCCCTCGACCTAATTAATGGACTGAGGAAACACCTAACATTAGGATTGCTATCTATTTTATAGGTAGCATAGAGTGAAGTTAGAAAATAAAATATTATAGAGAAAGAAGGTACACTCTACCTTACAATTAAAAACCCAACTTCATTCTATGGTACTTATAAAGTACCGTGTTTCTTTTTTCATGGGATTACCTCGGTAAAAGGTAGGTAAGAAGAAGTTATTTTTTATAGCTTCTTTTTATTTTTGGTAAATTTAAAAAATTGTGATATAATATATACAAGGGTACAAGGATACCCAAATGGGATTAGTTTTTGCACGTGGCAAAAAATTCAAAGCAACCTAATAAAAATTATTTAAAAAAAGGGGTTGCTTTTTTTGTGTGAGTGTGTTATACTATAAATAACTTAAGGTAGAGAAAGGAGTATTGTAAGTTGGTGTTATTGTGAATATAGATGAAAAGATTATTGAATTAGGTAATAAAGTTAAATCAAAAGAAATGACATGGAGACAAGTTGCAGATACTATAAACGCTGAATTTGGTGAAAATATTTCATCAAACGCTGTAAGGAAAAGATATAATGTGAGAGTACGAAAAGTTCCTGAAAGCGAGTCAAATATGAATACAAAAGTAGATTACAACGGAGAATATGAGACAAGATATGCTGATGGTGTTATAGAGGCACAAAAGATTGTAGAATACAATAAAGAGATATTTGGTGATAGAAAGAAAATGCTAGAATATCTTGGTTATAATCCTAATGAGTGGGAGTTTGTATTTTTTACAACTAGTGTGTGGATGCAACATACAAAAGAACAAACAACTAAACAGTTATATGCTGTTAAGTTCAAATTAAAACCATTAATTAATAATTTATCTTTAGATAAAGCTGTTAAAGCTGCTAAGGAAGTATTTAGTAAAAGTATTACACCTTATGAGTTTGAAACAACTGAACATAAAGATTTAAATGAAGATAGATTAATGGAAATTCCTGCTATCGAATTACATCTTGGTAAATATGCTGAATATGAAGAGACAGGACAAACATACTCTACTGAAATTGCACAAATTAGATTTTATGAAATAGTTAAGGAAATATTAAGAACACAAGAACAAGAAAAATGTGATACAGCGGTTGTTATGATAGGAAATGACTTCTTTAATAGTGATACAACTACGAATACAACTACGAAAGGAACTCCTCAAACAAATGATATCCGTTGGAAAAGTTTGTTTATGGAAGGTTTAGAAATGTACAAGAATTTATTCTTTACGTTACGAGAAGAATTTAATCATATTGATGTTCGTTTGTGTCAAGGTAATCATGATGTTATGAGTAGCTTTTATTTATATATAGCTTTGAGTTCTTATTTCGCAAATGATGATAAAATAAAGTTTAGCGAAAATTACAGAGAATATCAATGTTATAAATTCGGTGATAATGCTATATTCTTTGGACACGGTGACAATAACTTCAAACGATTAGTTCGTTCTATACCTGCTGAGTTTTATCAAGAATGGGGTTCTTCAAAATATAGAGAATTACATCTTGGACATTTACATTCCGAAATTACAGTTGATGACCAAAGTGGAATGATTACTAGAAGAATTGGTAGTCCTTCAGGCGTAGATGCTTGGCACTATGGTGAAAGATATTTGGGGGCAACTCAAAAGCATCAATTGTTTATTTGGGATAGACATGAAGGTCTTAAAGGTATTAAATATATTACCTTTGATAATAAATACCCAAAAGACAAGGTTAAGAAATTAACCAAATAATTAAGTGTTATCTATGAAATATAAGAGAGAAAGAAGGTTTTCTCCTTTTACCTAATACCAATCATAGATAGCATTAGAGTAGATATGAGAAGCAAAGACATACCACGAGTGGTAGCGTACACTATAATTTGTCTTGTTATAGGTTAGTCTATATCTATTCTAATGGTGTTTATGATTGACACCTAAATACATGCCTCCGTTCTATTATTGTTATGATACAGGCAATCATAGTAAAATAAACCTGAAATAAAGTGCCCAAATGGGCACTCAGTTATCGCTCGGTAGTGTAGTAGTTAACACGCTTGGCTCATACCCAAGTAATCGTGGGTGCAAATCCCACTCGAGCAACCAAATTTGATGATAGTTTCTTGCTATCATAAATCACACCCTTATTATAACTTTCTAGCGTAGAGTACCAGGTAAATCCTGGTATTTTGCGTTTTTTGGATAAATATGCTATAATTGGTGTAGTCTAAAGAAGGTGAGTAAATGGAAAGACTATCTATTGAGCAACGTGAAGAAAATGCTATTCGTAGTTTAGAAGCAAGAAACGCTGCTAGAGGTAGCTTGAGTAAATTTGTTCAATCAAATTATCTTGATAATCCTCAAATAAAGGAATTTAATAAGAAATTAAGAACAAACGGTCTTAATAAAACAAGACAACCTATTAAATTAGGTAGTGTTGATGATACACGAAATGAAATTGATGCTTATTTTGATTTATGTGATGAATATGCACAATTACCAAGTATTAAAAGTTTATGTTTATATTTAGGAATTAGCGTTGCAACATACAACGCTTATTTGCGTGAGGCTGACTCTGAATACGGTGAATTATTTAGAGCTGCTATTGATTATATACATAGTATTATTGAAGGTGGAGCGATGAATAATAAAATCAATCCAGCAACATATATGTTTACAGCAAGTAACTTCTATGGTATGCGTGATGCTAAACAAATTGATATTTCTGCAATTGCTCCATCACAAAATACTTCAATGAGTAGTAGAGAAAGTTTATCAGCATTGAGAGAAGAAGTTGAAAAGGAAAAATTAGTAAAAGAAGCTGAATACACTGAAAAAGAAGGTGTTTTAGTTGAACAATAAGGAAACGAGAATTAAAGAACTGAAGGAATTACTGTCTCAAGTTCAAAATAAAGAGAGTTTTGCATACCTTCAGGGCTTACATTCATTAAAAAGTGAATATGAGTCTGGTGGATATATTGAAGAAGCTAGTGAAGTAGCAGGAGAAATAATTCATTTATTAGTTGATTTAGGTTATGAATATAATCATACCCATGATAATAGAATTAATGATATTCTTGTTCATGCTTATGATACTAGAGCTAGAGGTGGAGACTTTAGAGCATATTGTATAGCATTGGAATGGAATAGAGCTAGGGATAAAAAATTTTATATTCCTAGAATGAGGGTTTTGGAAAAACATGGTATCTTACAAGCCTTTCAAGATTTACAGGATGATAAATTAGATTTACTTGTTTTAAATATGCCACCTCGAACAGGTAAATCTACAATAAGTTTATTTTTCTTAACTTTTAGGGCTGGATTATATCCTGAACAAAGTATTTTAGGAAATGGACATAGTACTTCATTAACACAATCATTTTATAATGAATTTATTGAAGTTGTTACATCTGATGAATATCGTTTTAGTGAAATATTTCCTAGTGTTCAATTAGTAAATAAAAACAGTGAATACTCTTATCTTGATTTTAATTCAAGAAAGAGATTTCACACAATGATGTTTCGTTCTGTAGAAGGTGGTACAACAGGTTTAGCTGAAGCAAGTAATTTGCTTTATTGTGATGACTTAGTTAAAGATGTTGAAACAGCAAATAATAAAGATAGATTAGATAAATTATATTATAACTATACTTCTACAATTAAAGATAGAAAAGTTCCTAGAAAATGCAAAGATGGGGTTTATAGACCTTGCCCTGAATTACATGTTAATACTCCGTGGTCTATTTATGATGTTACAAATAGAATAATTAGAAATGAAGAGTCAAAAGGAAATAATGATAGAGTTAGAATTGTTTCAGTTCCTTGTTGGAATGAAAAACATGAAAGTAATTTCATGTATGAAGAAGGAAAAGGTTTTGATGTTCAATATTATGAAGATATGCAACTAGCTGAGGACCCTGTAATATTTAGTGCTAAATATCTTATGAAATGTATTGAACGTGATGGTAGACCATTTGAACGAGATAATTTAACTTATTATACAGAATTACCTGGAGATGAACCTGATAGAATAGTTGCTTATAACGATGTTTCACACGGTGGAGATGACTATATGAGTATGCCTATTGCATATGTATATGGATTGGAAGTTTATATAGTAGATGTTCTATTTAAAAATGATTTTGGTGGAGATGGTGTTAGTCGATTGTGGGTTAGAGACAAAATAACACAACATCATATTTCACGTTGCGGTTTTGAAAAGAATAACGGTGGAGATTTCTATGCAACATTGGTTGATAAAGATTTAAAAAATGTAGGTTATAGATGTAATATAACTTCACATAATGCCCCAACAAGACAAAGAAAATTAGATAGAATATTAGCTTGTCGAAATCCTATTTTAGGTTTAGGTAATGATTTAGGTGATGATTATAAAGTATATTTTAAAGACCCTTCATTGTTACCAAATAATTGTGAATATAGAGATTTCTTAAACAACTTATGGAATTGGTCACAAAAAGAAGGTAGTATTCAACAGAAACAACATGATGATGCTCCAGATAGCCTAGCTGGACTGCTTACAAACGTGTTAGGTAGACACGCAAAAGGTAGTGTTAAAGTTATGGATATAGGTACTATCGGATATTAAATCAAGCCAGATTTGACTTGATTTTTTATTTGTGCTATAATTTAATCGTATAATTATGCCCTTTTGGCAGACAACGAGTGGTGGTGATTATTTACGGACTCTGCAGATGCAAACAAAATAATTCAAATTGAAAAACCAAAATTAAATTATGGTAGAAAAAGAATTATATTAGATTATAGTGAAGTTACTCCTGAAAACGTAAAAGAAGTTTTTGAGAAGGCTTTAACTATACATGAAAGTAATAGAAATGATTGTGAGTTTTTAATTGGGATGTTTTTAGGTAAACAAGCTATATTAGATAGACCAGAGCCTAACACATCACATATTAATAATAAAACCGTTGTTAATTATGCTTATCCTATAACAAGACAAATAGTTGGATATACTTTTGGTAACCCATTAGAATTAGTACAAAAGAATAATGATAAACAGGCTCAAGTACAAAAATTAAGTGATATTTTTGGTTATGAAGAAGTTTATGCTACTGATATATCAGCTGCTACATACGCTTCAATATGTGGTGTTGGTTATGAAATAACTTTACCAAGTAAAGATATTAATAAAGATAATACACCTGAAATACCAATTATAATCGATTGTCTTGACCCAAGACATACATTTGTTGTTCAAAGTACAGATGTAGGAAATCCTCAAATAATGTCTTGTATGGAAATAATGGATATTGAAGGTAATTTTAAGAAATATATAATATTTACAAATAAATATAAATTTACACTTGATTATGATACAAAGGAAATAAAAGAGGAGAATAATCCAATTGGATTAGACCCTATCACACTAGTTCCAAATTCTTTATTCTTAGTTGGTGACTGGGAAGAGGCTATTTCAGTTATGGATGCTTTAAATATGGTTACTAGTGACTCATTAAATGATATTGAAGGAACTATTAAATCATTACTTGTTTTAATTGGTGCTGAATTAGATGAAAATGATGAGTCAACATTAAGTAAGATTAAAGAAAAGCGTTTATTATCATTAACAGGTGGAACTGAAGGTGTTTCAAGTAATCTTGATGCTAAATTTATAGCACCTAAACTAGATAGTGTTAGCGTTCAAAATATTAGAGATTTCTTAGAAGATGCTCGAAATGTCATCACAGGTATTCCTGATAGAAGTGCTAATTCAAGCGGCGGTGATACAGGAGAAGCTGTAATTAATAGAGATGGTTGGACAGATATTGAAATTGTTGCAAAACTTAAAGAATTATTCTTCAAAAAAGCGAAGAAGAGACAAGTTGCTGTAGCAATTAAAATATTACAACAATTAGATATAGTAGACAAGAGTTTAAGTGTATTAGATATTGATATTAATATTGGTAGACATACAACGGATAATCTTGGTACTAAGACAACTGCTTTTGCAGCATTAGTTGGAACAGGAGAAATTGCTACAATTGATGCGTTAGAGATGTCTGGTTTAACAACTAGAACAGCAGAAGTTGTTGAAAGAGGAAAGAAAGAAAAAGAAGAGAAGAGACAACAATCTTTAGAATATATGAAACAAGAAGCGGCATTAACTGGTGCTGGTGCTAGTCCAAGAGATGCTGATGAAGGAAGTAAAGTTCACGTTTCAAGTTATAATTACAATTATTCTAATGATAATAATAGCACTGGAACAAGAAGATATTGGAGACGAAATTATAATAATAGTAATAACGGAAGTTCCTTAACAGGTTCTACGATATTATAGAAATTTCTCCAAGTAGTAGGAGATTTAAATAATTACTACTTATGACCGACAGAGAAGTCGCTTAATCACCATAAAGAGGAGGAAGAAATGAATTTACAAGAAATGTTGGGTGACGCTTTCCATGAGGATATGTCATTCGATGAAATTAACACAGCTTTAAGTGGTAAAAAATGGGCAGATTTATCTACAGGAAATTATGTAGATGCTAATAAATATAAAGCCGACTTAGAAGCTAAAACTAATGAATTATCTAATGTTCGCAAACAACTAGATGCTAAACTTTCAGATAGTGAAAAAGAAGCAGCTAGTAGAGAAGCTGATAAAGCTAAAATAAGAGAATTAGAAGAATTTATTAAAAATCAAAATGTTGCTTCAAATCGTGACCGTGTAGAGGCTTTAACAGGAGATGTTAAAACTATCTTAGGTATAGAAAATAATAATGAAGAGTATGGAAAAATGTTAAGTGTATTAGCACAAAACGAAACAGAAAATGCTCGTTCAATAGCAACATATATTAACAAATTAGTCAAAGAAAGTTATGAAAAAGGCAAAAAAGATGCAAATAAGGATAGTTTAGGTAGTTTTTCAAACGGTGTTAACACTACAGCTAGTGAAAAAGAACCTGAAGAAGGTAGCTTTGGAAAAATGTTAGCTGAAAGTGGTAAACCTGAAATCGACCCAAATTATTACTTCAAAAGAAAATAATACGAAAGGATGAATTAAAATGGTAGAAAAAGTTGCTGAATACGGAAACCGTAAGACTATCTTAATTGGTCAAGAAAGTTTCTATATTGCTTTACCTTGTGTTCTATCTGGTTCTGCTAATGGGGTTATCAAAGCTGGTGAACCTTTAACAGGTGATATTACTGATAGAGATACAGGATTTACAGCAAGTACTTCAAGTGCTGTAGGTGTTAACTTACATGAAGTAAAATTAAATGCAAGTGGAAAAGGAAACGGAACAATCATTTTAGCTGGTTGCATTGATGAATTAAAATTAGATAGCACAGTAGCATCTCATCTTGAGTCTGCTAAGTCTGATTTAAAAAATATTATAGTAGTGAAAGGAAGTGCAATTTAGTTTATGAACCAATCAATTTATGATTTAGTAACTGCTGCTAACGTAGTAGAATACTGGTTACAATTAAATGTAAATGCTCAACCATATTTTGGTGAAACATTATTCCCTTCAAAAAGAGTTGTTGGTATCAAATTAGATTGGATTAAAGGAGCTAAAAATCAACCAGTAGGTTTAAGATTAGCTGCTTACGATACTAAAGCTATTCGTAGAGATAGACAAGGTATTGAAGAATACCAAACTAAGATGCCATTCTTCAAAGAGTCAAAATATATCGATGAAGATATGAGACAAAAATTGAATACATTAGCTGGTAATTCAAATAATAAAGAATTAGTTAATAGAATACTTCGTGAAATATTCAATGATGAAATTGAATTAATCGAAGCCGCTGCTATTAAACTAGAAAGAATGAGAATGGAAGTTCTAACTAATGGTACTATAACATTAGCTGAAAATGGACAAGCATATGAATACGATTTCGGTGTTCCAGCTGACCAAAAAATGACAGCTCAAGTATCTTGGTCTGACCCAGATGCAGACATCGTTAAAGAAATTAATGATATCAAAGATGCTATGAAAGCAAAAGGTGTTACAATCACTAGAGCTATTTGCAACAACGAAACAATTAAATATTTAGAAAAAAATAAAGCAATCAAAAATCAAATATATGTATTAGCTGGTGGTTCAATTGCTTCAATAAATGGTGCTAGAGCATTATCTTATCTTGAAGATGAAACTGGCTTAACATTCTTTGTTTATGACAATGTATATGTTGATGAACAAGGTGTTGCTCATAAATATATTCCAGATGATACAGTTGTATTTATTCCAGACGGAGTATTAGGATATACTAACATGGGTACAACTCCTGAAGAAAGTGATTTAATGGCTTCTGGAATTGCTAGTGTTAGAGTTCTTAACAACGGTGTTGCTGTAACTGGATATAAGACAGTAGACCCTGTTAATGTTGAAGTTAAGGTATCTATGGTTGGTATGCCTTCATTTGAAAGAGCTAACGAAGTTGTTATTTTAGATACAGATGCTACTACAAGTGCTTAATAGATGCTTAAAGTAATTAACAAATTAGAAGATAAAGAAATATTAGTTACTAAAGGAGCTTATGAAAATCTTTACAAAAGTTTAGGTTATAAAATAGTTGGAGAAAAAAAGGAAGCTACTGTAGAAAAAAAGGAAGAAATAATTCCTGAACCAGTAGTTTCTGAACCAGCTGTTGAAGAAGAACTTAAAGAAGAAAAAAATGATGACTTATTTGATGACATAATGTCTAAAAAGAGTTATCGTAGAAAGAGATAATATGATTTATAAAATAGATAATAAATATTATGTTCGTGTAGGTAAAGATTTTACAGAAGTAGAATTAGTATTTAAAGACAACGATGTTGATTTAAAACCAACCCAAAATATATTAGAAGATAACAGTAATATAGGTTATGAAGAAATTAATTTCTTACAAGAAAAACCTAAATTACTAGAACAAAATAAAAATTCTAATAAAGAATTAAAAAATAAAAATAAGAACTTTCTTAAAAGTTCATTTAGATAATCGAGGTGATTACGATGGCAGAACCTACAAAAACTATTGCTGATTTAGTAGAGGAATTAAAACCTTTATTGGATTACTATGAAGTACCTTATCCTACAGATAATGATACTATATTAGAATTAGAATTAAAATCAGCCATTAGTACAATTAATAACTGTCGCCGTTTTACACCTACTGATACAGTATTATATGATAAAAAATACGAAGATAAGATATTACCATTAGCTATTACAGGATTTATGAAAAATGGAGCTGAAGGCGAAGTTAGTCATACTGAAAATGGTATAATGAGACAATATGGCGATGGTAATAAATATCCTGAAGAGATGTTAGCTGATATAGTACCTTTAACAAAGTGGTGGTAGTATATGAAAACATTACATAGAAATAAAAGAAAATTATATTTATGTAAGGCATATGAAGATAATGGTAGAAGAAAATTTCACGAACCTATAGAATTATATGAAAATTGGCAAGTAACAAATACTGATGCTGAGTTCATGAATATAGGTTTAGAAATGTTCAATTTTGCTCGAATAAGAACAAGTTTAGAACATAAAGATTATTATCATGTTGGTGACAGGGTTTACTTATTTACAGTACCCCCTGTATTACCAAGTCATGAAACAACTACTGAACCTGTAACAACAGGAGAAGGAACAAACGAAACAGGTGAAAATACTTCATTAGGTAATGAAGAAGTTCAAACACCAACTGAACAAGAAGGTGGAGAAACTACTGAACCAACTAATGAAGAAACACCTACTAGTGAAGAAGAACAATTTGATGAATATTGTTTAACTGCTGATTATCAGGTTTATAAAGACCCTATAACTACATTAAATGAATGTACAGTATGGTTACAGAAAATAAGTGGTAGAAATGGCAACAACACAATCTATTAATAATCAAATAAAAGGTGATTTAAAAAGATTAACACAAAAATTTCAAGCAGGATATCACAGTTTAGAAACTGGTGCTAAAAGACTCGGAGAATTTGAGGCTGAAGAATTAAAAACAGAAATAGAAAACAATTATGATGCTTATATAAATTCTTTAGGAAATGACCATAGAGACCATAGTTATAATGTTCATATTGTACCACGAAGTAATGGTGGATATACTGTAGAAGTAAATGGATTACAAGTAATCTATGATGAATTTGGTACAGGTATTATTGCATTTAATAAACAACATCCTGATAAAGGTAAGTATGGAAATTTAAATGGTTATAATACAGGACCAAAAATACGTCATTTTGCAGACTCAAGTCAAGACTACTGGATTTTTCCAGGTAGTGATGGTAAGTTTGTATTGACACATGGTACTGAACCTGGTCAATTTATGTATGACTCTGTAAATAATATGGCGAACAGCATATGGATGACAAGTGATATAGAACAAGCATTTAAAGATTTCTATAAAACGATGAAAGGTAAGTGATTATAGATGGTTGAAGATGATGAAACATTACAATTTCAATTAAGAGATGACCTTTATGATTTACTTTCTCCAGATTATCCAAATATAGTTGTTAAAGCTACATATGATGATTTTCCTAAAATAGGATATCCAATGGTTTTAATATATGAAATTGAAAACTCTGCTGTTAGTCAATTTTACGATTTACAAGAACATATTATAAATGTATCTTATCAAATTATTGTACTTGCTGAAGATACTCCTGAAAGAAGTGCAATAAATAATGTAAGACATATAATAACAAAAATCAGAGATTATATGCGTGGTGAAAAATATCATGCATTAAAAAGATTGGGTAATACCCCAATCACAACAAAACACGACGATGAAAACGTCAGAATAGGTTATATGCGATATGTAGGTCGCATTGACATAGATACACATACTATTTATAGGAGGAATTAAGATGAAATTAAATAGAAAAAGATTTGCTATTAACTTATCAACTGCTGGTATTTTCTTAGCATATGCTGTTGAAGCAAATGCTGGAACTAGACCAACAAGTGGATATGTAAAATTAACTGGTGCAAAATCTACACCAAGTTTGAACCCATCTCCAGAAACACTAGAAACTACAACTCTTGATGAAACTGTTTATAAAACTTATATTGATGGATTAAAAGACTTAGGTGGTGCATTAGAATTTACATTCAACCTAACTGAAGAATTAGTTACTCAATGGAATACATTAATGACAGCTTATGAAACTGCAAAAGCAGCTGGTAAAGCTACTTGGTTTACAATCGTAATTCCTGGTTTAACTAACTCATTCTATTTTACAGGAAATCCATCTGCTATGGGATTACCTGAAACTAGTGTAAGTTCAGTACTAGAAATTACTAACTATATTACACCAACAAATGCTCCAGCAAGTTATGCAAAACCAACTATAACATCTGCATAATTGGAGTAGAAAAAGAAGGAGAATATTATGAATAAACAAATTAAACTAACATATGATGGGATTGATTATGTACTTGAATTCGATAGAATGAGTATAAAGATGCTTGAAAATGCAGGATTTAATTATAGTGAATTTTTGGATAAACCAATGACTAATATTGAATTAGCATTTACTGGGGCATTTATTAAAAATCACCCAAAAACAAAACAATCAGTAATTGATGAAATTTATGCAAATATGAAGAATAGAACTGAATTAATTGCAACAATTTCAAATATGATTAATGATTGTTATGACTCATTATTACTTGACCCTGAGGAAACTGAGGGAAACGTGACTTGGGAAGTAGTAGACTTAACTCCAAAGAAGAAGGAGAAAAGTCAAGGGTAGAGTCTATTTCCCTAACAGAAATCTTTGAAGAATTATGTCCTATATATATGGGCTATGGTATGAGTTATGATGAATTTTGGTATGGAGACCCATATCGAGCAAAATTTTATCGTGATACATACATAATTCAAATGAAACATAAAGATGAAGAGTTTTGGATGCAAGGCATGTATATATATGATGCACTATGTAGAGTGTCTCCTATATTACATGCCTTTTCTAAATCTGGAACAAAACCTCTACCATATCCTAAACAACCTTATATGGCAGAAGCGGATATTATGAAATCAGAAGAGGAAAAAGAAAGACAAATAGAAAACGAAAGATTAATAGCTCAAGTTTATTTTGAAAACTGGGCAAGAGAGACTGCAAAAAAATTTAATGAAGAAAATAAAAATAAATAGATTGGAGGGAGACTTCAATGAAATATTTAAAATTGATTTTTAAGAGATTTTTAGAAACAGAAGGTATAACTATTCCAATTGATATGGATACTTCAGGATTAAGTTCTGGTAGACAAAAAGTAACTACTGAAACTAATAGTATAGTTACTTCAATTGAAAAAGTTATTGATGCAAATGAAAAACTTGCTAAAACATCCGCTGATAAAAGAATAGGTTCTATGAGGTTAGCTCAAGCAGGTGTTAATAGATTTAATACAGCAAAAGATTTAGTTGCTAAGCAAAGTGTTAATCCCCGTGTTTCTGCTAAAACAAGAGGACAATTATCAACTATATTAAGTGATGTTAAAACTCAAGGTTTAGATAATTTAAAAATTGAACAAGCGGGTGGAATGGACGCTAATAAGGTTGCTAGAATATCTTCTATGGGTAATAAATTATCCAGTGCAGGAATTAAAGCTGCTACTGAAGAACAAAAATACTATAATGAAGCCGCTAAACAAGGTATAAAATATTTAGAACAACAAGCTAAAGCATCATTAAAAGCAAATAAGGATATGTCAACTTTTGGAAAAGGTATGGATAATGCTAGTAAAAAAGCAAGTAATTTTACAAATATTATGCGAAAATTAGCAGGAGCTGCTGTACGTTGGAGAATTTTATACGGTGCTTTTAGTAGAGTATGGAATATATTAGCTAGTACTGTAGACAAAGCCGCTGCTTATGAAGAAGCTATAAATTTATATACAGTTGCATTAGGTGAATATGCGGAACAAGGTAGACAATGGGCAGATAGAATATCCAGTGCATTATATCTTGACCCTAAACAAATAATGCAATACACAGGTGCTTTTTACAACTTGGTAGAAGGTTTAGGAGTTGGTTCAGATGCCGCCTATAAGATGGCTACAAATTTAACACAATTAAGTTATGATATGTCATCTTATTTAAATATTGATGTTGAGTCAGCACACGATAAATTACAATCAGCAATTACAGGTCAATCAAGAGCTGTAGCATCAGCTGGTATAGCGATGCAACAAGCATCATTACAAGAACTAGCTTATGCTTTAGGTATTAAAAAATCTGTTAGTGAAATGACACAAGCAGAAAAAACATATTTAAGATATATTCAAATTATGCGTAGTACAAAAAATATGCAAACCGATTTAGCAAGAACAATTGTTACCCCTGAAAATGCTTTAAGAGTTATAAGACAACAATTTAATTTACTTGGTAGAGCAATAGGACAAGTGTTTATACCTATTATTATGAAAGCAATACCTTATGTAATGGCATTAACACAAGCTCTTACCAAATTAGCAAAATGGCTTGGTGGAAAATTAGGCTATGAAATGGCTGATATTAAATATGATTTTAGTAATTTAAAAAGTGTTGATACAGCTGTAGAAGATACATTTGATAATATTGGTACTAGTGCTGCTAAAGGAGCTAAATCCGTAAAAGATAGTGTTAGTAGAACATTAGCTGCTTTCGATGAATTAAATGTCGTTGAAAGTCAAGGTGCTGGTTCTCCTGGTGGAGGAGGTATTGGTGGAGTCGGAGGAATACCTGGTTCAGGAATAGGTGATTTAGAACCTTATGTTGAAGGTTATGACATGTTAAAAGGTCTAACTGATGAACTAAGTAAAAACGTAGATAAAGCCAAAGAAAATTTAAAAAAATTTGGAGAAGCATTAAAAAAAGTAGCTATAGCAATAGGTATTATTAAAGGTTTAAAATGGGCTAATGATTTAATAAAATGGGTTGAGAGATTACGTAGTAATTGGAAAGAAGGAACTGGTTTAGCTGGATTACTTAGAAAAACATTAGTACCTGCATTTAAAGGTTTATGGGAAACATTAAAAAATGGTAGTAGTGTATTTAGTAGGATGATTGATGCTTCTGGAAATTTAACAGGTAGTTTATGGAAATTAGCTGGAGCATGGGCTGGAACAGGTGCCGCAGCATTAGCTGAAGGAAAAATCGTTGAGTCATCTTATAAATCATATTTAGAAGGTGGTTCTACAATTGAAGCTACTACTTTAAAAGTAACCGCTGCAACAACAGCGTTAGGTTTAGCTGCTGGAGCTTTGACAGGACCTCTTGGAGTTTTAGCTGTTGGTATTGGTTATTTAGTTGGTGCAACAACTGCTATTATGGATTATAAAGCTCAACTAGACCAAATAGCTAAAAATAAAGAGATATATGAGTCAATATATGATGGTCAAGGTATAAAAGTAAAAGAATTAACAGGAGATATAGAAGGTTTATTAACTAATACAAATAACTATATCAGTGGTCTTGATGAATTGAAAAAGAAATATGAAGAGTCACAATCATCTGTTGATGGTGCAAAGACACAAATAGATGATTTTAAAAATGCTTTAAATACTCAAAAAGAAGCCATATCAAATTCGCAATTAGACCAATTAAAAACATATTATGATGAATATATTGAGTCTATTAAAAATTCAGCGACTGCTTCTAAAACTTATGGACAAGAAATAATTAATTCTTATAGTAAGATGGAAGGAGCTTCTAAAGAAACAACAGCTCAAAGAATTTCTGATTATTTAGAAGCACAGAGAGTCGAAGAAGGTTATTCGTTAGAATATGTAAAACGAGCTAAAGAAATTGACATACAACATTATAAGAACGGTAAAACTGCTGAATGGGCGGCTCAGGAATATCATAAATTAGATGTAGAATTTGGATTAGTTGCAGAAACTACAGTAAATACTACAGGAGTTATGGATAAATTTAATAATACCGTTAAAGATATAGATTATTCAGCTATGACACCTAAAGAATTAGAACAATACTTTAAAGATTTAAGTAAAACTTATAATACAACTAAGGAAAATCTTGAACAAGCAAAAACAGATGTTGAGGCATATTTTGATGGTTATATCAAGAAAAATGAAGGTTTTGTTAAAAATCTAGAAGAAACAGAAGAAAAACAAGGCTATTTAACAGAGGCTCAAAAAACAAGATTAGCAGAATATAAGAAACAAATAGAAACATGGAGCCAACAAAAAAAGGAAGCTGTTGAAGGATTTACAACAGGTATAACTGAAATTGATACAAAAATGAAAGACACTTTAGCTGTTATATATGCTGATTTAAAACTTCAAGGAGCAGATGCATCTACAGAATTTAGTGGTACAATAGATACTATTAAAAAAGACCTCGGAAGTTTAGAAAAAGTAGATATGTCAGAAAGTGGTAAAAAAACATTACTTACTTTTATAGCTGGTGCTAAAAAAACTTCTTCTACAATGGGTTCTACATACACAGCAATATTTAAAACTTTAGGTATGGATGCTAGTAAAGAATTACAACACGGTGTAAATGAAGGATGGATTTCTGTACAGGGTGAAGTAAAAACAGGTTTTCTATATAGTATTGATAAAGTAAAACCTAGTATTGAAAAAGCCAGTGAAGAATTAGGTATAGCTATACCACAAGGAGTTACTAAAGGTGTTACAGATAAAAAAGAATTAGATAAATTTTATCAAGCAAATAAAAAAATGGCTGAACAAGGAGGATATATTTTTAAAGAAGCTAATGGTATACATTCTCCTAGTACCGTTTATGAAGGCTTTGGTAAAAATATGGTTATGGGTTTGGCTAATGGTCTTTCAAATAATCAAAATATTGCTGTAAAATCTATTCAAGGAATAAGCAAAGCATTAAGTGATGTTATTTCAAATACTAAATTATCATTTAAATTTAGTTCTGATATTGATGGTCCATTAAATAACATGCTTGATAAAATAAGAAGTTTTGCAAATAAATGGAAAAAAGCAATAAATGATTTATTAAAAAACATGCAAACATCAATGAATAGTGTTAAGTTAGATAGTAAGAATAAAGTTACTTTTACACCTATGAGTGGTATAACAATTCCAGCATTTGCAGAAGGCGGTTATCCTACAAGTGGTGATTTATTCTTTGCAAATGAAAATGGAAACGCTGAATATATTACTTCTTTAGGTAATAAAACAGCTGTCGCAAATCAAGACCAAATGATTAATGCTTTAACAAATGCTATTTTGCAAGGTATGAGTGCTATTGAAACAAATAGACAACCTGGAATTACACAAGTTTATATTGGAAATGACAAAGTTTATGAAGGTCAAGGACAATATCAAAATAGACAAGCTGATAGATATGGAACAACTTATGTTAAAATATAGGAGGTTAAAATATGGCATTTAATGGATATTATATGAAAATAGGGAATTGTAATTTTACAAATCCCTCTCCCTTAAGGGAGAAATGGAAATTTGCTCCTAAATTAGTTCAAGTTGGTGACTCTAAAGTTTTAGCAAGTGGTAAATTAAGTACTAAAGTTTTACCACATGATAGAAGTAAAATATGGGTTGAATTTCCACCTATGACTCCAGAACAATTTAGGACTTATTGGAACGCTTTACATAGTGACTCTAGTGGACATGGTATGTATTTAACGGTTCAAGCATATGATGATACAACGGATAGTTATATAACTGATACATATTATCATACTGATTTTGAATACACACCTATAACATATGGTGGACAAAGAATGATTAAAATGGAGAGTTTTGAATTAATAGGACATTAATTTAAAAGGAGATGACAAAATGGTAATTAGTAATTTTGATAAACAAGCGTTGAAAGAAAATTCGTATACAGTATTATCAAGAATAACAATTGTAGGAACAAATATTGTTTTTACGGAAGAAGATGCAATTGTTGATTGGAACTATGAAGATTATCGTTATGTTCCTGGTACAGGTTTTATTGGACAATTTGTAGAAAGAATTTTAGACGGTAATCTTCAAAATATCTCCGAAGATATTATTTTAGAAGATAAAGAAATCAATTTACAAATAGGTATAGTTAATGGTTTAAATGAACAAACGACTTGGTATGACTGTGGTAATTTTTTAATAACAAAAGTTAGTGAGACAGATACTACAGGAAATTTTAGATTTGAAAGTGCAGATTATACTAAAAAATTTAATATTACTTATGAAGATAATATTATATATCCTACCATATCTTTAGCTCTAGTAAATAATGTTTGTACACAAGCAGATGTTGAATTATCATCAGATGGATATTGTCATTTCTATATTATTCCTACAGATGGTTTAACATCAGGAAATTATAATTTTTATTACAATGGAACATACTATAATTTTACTTTAGCAAATGATTTAAATTTTTATGATACATTAATGTATATTGAAAGTACAGAAACATTAATTTTAAAAACGATAGATAGTTCTTTTAATGTTACAAGAACTAATTTGGAAGTTAGTACAGACGGTAGTGCTACAGGTACAACTTTAGTATTTACAAGAATACCTTATGTTGATTTTATAAATAATGATTTTGTTATTGAAAATAATCAATATGAAAGCGAGGATACTTGTAGAAAAGTAATGCAAGATATTGGTAAACTTGCTTATTCTTGGGTCAGAGTTGCAGAAAATAATAAAGTATATATTGATTTTCAACAACAATCCGAAGAAAATGTTGACCGTTTTGATGAATTAAGTACTGATGAATATTATACATCAAAGAAAAGTGACTTATATTTTGGACCCGTTAATAAAGTTTTAATAGGTATGAAAGATGTAGACGGTGAAAATCTATATAAAACAAGCGGAGATTATACAGAAGAGACAGAATGTTCTTTAAAAATATTTGATAATAATTTAACTTATACTGAGGAACTAAGAGCAATTGCTTTAGACGGATGTGAAAATTTATTTGGTTTAAAATATATGCCTTTAGAAATTGAGACTATAGGTCATCCGTGGTTAGAAGGAAATGAATTAATTAAACTTACAAATGTAGATGAAGAAGAATTATATACTTATCCTTTTAATCGTAAAATTAAATATGCTGGTTATATTGAGGAAGTAATTGGTGCTGAAGCACAAACATCTCAAGAAACGGAATATGAGTATACAAAAGATATAATAAGTGATGTTAAAAAGACAAGATTTATTGTAGATAAAGATAATCAACGTATAGACTCTTTAATTGAACGTACCGAAGATAGTGAAAGTAGAATTACAGAGCTAGAACAAACAACCGAAGGTATAACAGCTACAGTAGAACATTTAAATGACGAATATGAAGAAAATGTCGTTATTAAAAAGACCACTGATGGTAATCCTATAGAAGTTGATGATGCTGGTAATTATCAATTAAATGATTTTAAGATTTATGGTAATACAGAACAAAACGGAACACCTACACCTACAAATCCAGTTGATATCGAGACAATTACATCAAAAGAACATCATACTTATTTTGAAGGAGATACATTTGAAGTTCAAAACGATTATGATGAGTCTTTAGAGGTAATAGAACGAAATGATATGGAATTTAGTGGCAACACAACACAATATACAACAACAGGTAAAAACTTACTACCCCCAACAATAGCAACAAATACTAAAAATGGTATCACACTAACCAATAATGGAGATGGTAGTTATACATTAAATGGTACTGCGACCGCAAATACAACTTTTAGTATTGCTTTACCAAATGAATTAAATGGTACATATACGGCACAAGGTAATAACCCAGTAGCAAATAGTGGAGTAAGTTTTAGAATATTAAATAGTAGTAATACAAGTGCTTTGTCTATGACATTAAATGCAATCAATAAACAAAATGTTGGAGCAACAATAACTGGTGGAACACAACAAGCGATAAGAATAGAAAACGGAACTACATTAAACAATTTCATTGTAAAACCAATGTTACAAAGTGGAAGTAGTGCCACAAGTTGGGAAAAATATACAGGTGGACAAGCAAGTCCTAATCCAACATTTCCTCAACAAATTAACAATGTAACAGGGTTACAAGAAGTTGATATAGTAGGTAAAAATTATATAAATAGCAAAACACTTAATTCAAGTTGTAGTTCAATAGGAAGTATTAACTTAAATCAAAGCGATGATTATTTAGGTGTTAATGGTTTAGTAAAAGTAGAACCAAACACAACTTATACAATCACTTTTTATGATTATAATAATTTAACGTCAATGCCTACATTATGGTTAGGTACTTATGATAAAAACAAAACTTTTATTGCAAGAGTTAGTCAAGTAAATACAAGAACATTTACAACAGATAGCAATACTTACTATATATTTCCTTATTTGTATAGTTCAAGAATTGATTTTACAAATATAAATGGTAATGTACAACTAGAAAGAGGTTCACAAGCAACCGATTTTGAAGAATATAAAGGCAAATCTTATGAAATTAATTTAGGTAAGAACTTATTAGATTTACCTAACCAAACAAGCACAAACAGTGGTCTAACAAGTGTAATAAGTAATAATGTTTTAACAACAACAGGAACAACAACAGCTACTTATCATAATGCTAGTGAATATCAAACAAATAATTTTGATATAGGAACATATACTTTTTCAATAGAAAATAGTGTATCATTTATTGTTAGATTAAGATTTTACAATTCAGATAATAGTACGGCATACTCATTTGATATTCCAGCAAATAGCAAAAGTGTATTAATTAATTTACCAACAAAACCATCTAAATATAGAATATTATACAGTGGATTAACTAATAATACACAATATAATGTTGAAATCAAATATCAACTAGAAAAAGGAAGTAAGGCAACCTCATATAGTCCATACTTTACCCCAATAGAATTATGCAAAATAGGAACATATCAAGATTATATATTTAAAGGTAAAGGGGTAAACTTATTTGATAAAGATAATGCTAACATTCTTAATGGTATGTATATAGATGGCACAAACTCAAAAATAGCGAGTTCAACTGGAACAAAAACTTTATACATTCCAATAATTGGTGGAACTACCTATACAGTAAGCAAAATTGTATCTCAAAGATTTAGTATTGCAACAACACGAGTATTACCAACAGGTAATGTAGCAGTATATAATAGACAAACAGACAATACAGGAACAAACTTAACAATAAATACAACAAGTGAAGATAAATATTTATGTGTATTCTATTTACACCCTAACGATACAATAAGCGAACAAACAATATTAGATAGCATAATGATACAAAAGGGTAGTCAAGCCACACCATATGAACCATATAATAGTAAAGATAAATGGTTATTACATAAAGAGATAGGTAAGTATGTAGCCAATGATGATTTTGGAAATAATGGTGAAAATGAAGTGTTGGTTGCTTTTGTAACCCCAATTTTAAATATAGGTGCAAACGTATCTAGTCCAGACTTGTCTAGTGTTACCAAATGTAATTTAATGCAGACGATTGTAGTTAATAATACAGGTTTAAGTGGTACTACTGCTCAAAATAGAATAAGGTTTAATATATCAAAAAACGATTTTCCTACAATTAGTGGTATGACTGCCGTACAATCTGCTAGAAAGTTTATAAATGATAATAAGTTTACTGTGTATTATGGATTATTAAATCCTACTACTACTGAAATAACAAATAGTGAGTTGATAGAAGAACTTGAAAATATAAATAGTTTAGAGTTCTTTGATGGCATAAATTATTACACAACTACAAGTTCAAATCTCCCAATTAAAAATAAATTTACTATTACAGATACTAATTATGAAATTGTTACTATAAGTGACGAGAATGATAATACGTTAACACATAGAATATTGATGAAAGATTTTGAATTATGTGAAATAGGTAATTATAGAGATTATTTATATTTTGATAGTGGTAAATGGTATAAACATTGTGAAATAGGGAAAGTTGTTTTAAATGGTAGTGAAACAGGTTGGAATTTAGCAGCAGATACTACTAACTTGTTTTTAAATAATAATACTTTAATTAGTGGTCAATATTTAGTACAAAATGGTTATTCAAATAATTTTAAAAATATAGTAAATACTGATATTACAGATAACTTTACTGCAAATAATAATTTAGCCGATAATCAATTTACTTTTAGAAATGGCACTAAAGATAGAATATATATCAAATCAAGTGCTGCTTCTAATGTAAATGACTTCAAAACTTGGTTAAATACACATAACACAATAGTATATTATGTATTAGCAAATCCTACTACAGAAGAAATAGAAGATACTACAATAACAAATACTTTAAATGAAATATTACAATCTTATTTATATAAAGGTTATAATAAAATTTATTTACATGATGAAATAGCTGATAAGATTGAAATAACATATTTAACAGATAGTATTTTAAATAGTACTTATGCCGCAAAAACACAGTTAACATTAACCGAAGAAAGTTTATCAGCAACTGTAGAAAGAACAACAGCTTTAGAAAATAATGTAACAAATCTTCAATTAGGTATTGAGGATATTACAACGGAAGTTATATCAGTAAAAGATATAACAAGTGATTTAGAAAATTCTATTAACTACTTAAATATTGAATTAAGTGGTAATTCAATTATTATACCAACAAACGATGAAAACTTACCTTATATATCTACGACATATAATATTCCTTATACTGCTACATTTAAAGGTGCTTCAGTGACACCTACAGTGACAACTGCTGATACAGCAACAGGAATAACCATTAGTTTTGCAACCGAACAAATTAAAGTAGGTGTATCTACAACAGCTGCAATCACATCTTTAACCAATACATTTAATATCAATTTTACATATATAAATGAAGGTCAAACATACCTTGTTACAAAAGCAATAAATGTTGGTTTAAGTGTAAAAGGTGAAGATGGAAAAGATGGTACAAGTGTTACAATATTAGGTTCATACGATACTTTAGCACAATTACAAGCTGCACACCCAACTGGTAGTGCAGGTGACTCATATATGGTTGGTGATGACTTATATGTATGGAGTGTTACAGCTTCTGCTTGGGTAGATGTTGGTCAAATCAGAGGTGACGATGGTATAAGTTCTTATGTGTATATAAGATACTCAGAGAATGAAACAGGAAATCCAATGACAACTTCTCCAACATCAACATCAAAATATATAGGTTTAGCAACTACTAATTCATCAAGTGCTCCAACAAGTTATACTTCATATACATGGAGTCAATATGCTGGAACAGACGGTGAAACAACATATGTTCATATTAAATATTCTGAAGATGGTTCTACATTTGTTGAAGCAACAGATGACGCTGGAGAAGGAGATACACCAAGTGCTTGGGTAGGTGTTTTAACAGATACTAATGAAGAAGCAAGTACTACTTTTGATGATTATACTTGGTATAAATTTACTGAAGATATAGATGCTCAATTAACTGAATTACAAAACAGTGTTTCAGAAAATAAAACAAATATAGAAAATAATTATACAGCAATTATTGAACAGCTTGATGATTATGCCAAAGCAGATGTAGTTGCTACATTAAAACAAACTGTAGAAACAAATCAATCAAATACTGATTATGCGATTTCAATCATAAATGATTTACAAGTAAATGGTGTATCACAAGTAAGAACGGAAAAAGGATTTACATTTAATGACAATGGTTTAACTATAGATGAAACAAACAGCGTTACAAAAGGTAAATATGATACAAACGGTGTTACAATTGTTGATAAAACTGGTTCAAGTAATAGTGAAGTATTTTTTGCTGGATATGATGAAGAAACACATACATCTATTGTTAGAACAAATAATTTGTCTGTTAGTACATATTTCAACATTGGTACTAAATCAAGATTTGAAGATTACGAAGATGGTACAGGAGTATTTATTTAGGAGGAATAATTAATGGCAACAAATGTTACAAATAATACAATTACAAATAGTGCTGCTTGTTCAAGTGGTAGTAAAGCTAGTAAATATAAATTATATTTACAATTAACTGAAAATAGCTATGATACAACTACAAATAAATCAAATGTATCTTATAAAGGTTGGATACAAGGTACAACAACTGTAACAACTTTCTATGGATATTCTATGACAGGTACTATTAAAAATGGTAATACAACTTTGGCTAGTGGTAGTGCCACTGCTACTAGCTCAAAGCCTGTTAGTAGTGCAAATAAATATACACTAGCAAGTGGTAGTAGTGACTTTACACATAATAGTGACGGAAGTCTAACTATTACATTAACATTTACATATTCAAGTTCATCTCCACATGCAAGTGCAGGAAGTGTTTCAACAACATTAAAATTAACAAAAATACCTAGAGCAAGTACAATAGTAGCAATAGATTGTGATATAGAAAGTGCAACTAATATAACTATAAATAAATCAGATAATTCATTTACAACAACATTAGCATATTCATTTGCTGGAACTACAGACACACCTTTAACAGGTACAATCGTTACAAAAACAGCAGATAAAATATATGGTTGGACAGTTCCTAGTTCTTTCTATGCTAAGATACCTGATAGTAAAACAGGCACGTGTACAATAACTGCAACAACATATAGTGGAAATACTTCTTTAGGAACATCAACAACGACTTTTACAGTAACAGCAAGTGAACAAAGATGTGCTCCAACAGGAAGTATATCTGTTGTGGATAGTAATTCAACTACTACTTCTTTAACAGGAAATAGTTCAATAATAGTCAATGGTAAATCAACAGCGAGTTGTACAATTACAAGAGCTGCACAAAATTCATCAACACTTTCAAGTGTATTAATTAATGGTACAAGTATAGGAACTAGTGCTACAACATATAGCATACCTAATACAAATACCAACGTATATAATTTAGTTGTTACTGACAGTAGAGGTTATTCTTCAACTTTTACAACAACAAAAAACTTTGTTAACTATATACCTTTAACATGTAGTGCAACATTTAAAAGAAATACTGCAACGGATGGTAAAGTTAGATTGAATTATACAGGTAATTATTTTAACGGAAGTTTTGGAAGTAGTTCAAATACATTAACCGTTAAATATAGATATAAAGAAACAGGTAGTTCAACTTGGTCAAATTGGATTAATTTAACACCTGTGATTAATAGTAATACGTATTCACAGAATATAGAATTGAATGAAACTTTTGTTTATAATAAGGAATTTGATTTTCAATTACAAGCTGCTGATAGATTAACAACTATAACACCAACTGGAAATGTAAAAAAAGGTATTCCTATTTACTGGTGGAACCAAAATTCATTTAATGTTGAAGTAGATGGATATATTAAAGGTTCTCCTATACCTACATTAGATTTAGTATATCCTATAGGTTCAATATATATGAGTATAAATAATACAAATCCAAGTACATTGTTTGGTGGAACATGGGAACAAATAGAAGATAGATTTTTATTATCTGCTAGTTCTAATCATCCAGCGGGTATAACAGGTGGTAGTGAAACGGTTACACTAACTATAAACGAAATACCTTCACATACACATAGTGGAACAACAGCAGGTGCAGGTGCACATAGTCATATATTAGGTGGTAATACATCTTCAGTAGCAAGTGGTTCATCTTATGCTAGACCAAGAGGATATAGTTCTGGTGTTACAGAGACAACTTATGATACAAATGTTGCTGGTGCACATACACATACTTTCTCTACAAACAGTGTTGGTGGAAATCAATCACATAATAATATGCCTCCATATTTAGCTGTTTATATGTGGAAGCGTACAGCTTAGTAATTTGCTAAAAAATAATTTAAATGATATAATTAAAATACAAGGTGGTGATATTAATGTTTAGAATAAATCAAAATACAAAACAAATAAATATTACAAGAGGTGATGTGGGTAATATAAAAGTTACTAGTACTTATGAAGATGGTACACCTTATACATTTCATACAAACGACGTTGTTAGATTAGGTATATTTACAAATGGTAATTATAATAATATTATTCTTGAAAAAGACATAGACGTGTTAACAGAGTCAACTTATGTAACAATACCATTAACCGCTGAAGATACAACAATTGGTGATATTATTAATACCCCAGTTGCGTATTGGTATGAAATACAATTAAATCCAGATGATGACCCTCATACAATTGTAGGACATGATGAAGCTGGACCGAAGATATTCATGATATATCCTGAAGGAGCTAAGATGGAATGATAGAAGTAGTAGAAGATTTAATAGGTTCTGTTCAGGATACAGGAACATTAAATGGTGGCTTAGTAGAACAAGATAGTTTAGTTAGTAATTTAGACTCTGTAGGTAATGTAATCAGAGAACAAGATGTTAATTTCTATGATTATAATGGTGATTTGTTATATAGTTATAAAAGAAACGATTTCTTAGCTTTAAACGAAATGCCTTCACCAGTAGCTCATGATAAATTAGTTTCGCAAGGATGGAATTGGGATTTAGCTGACGCTAAAGCGTATGTTGAGAGAAACGGTTGTTTAGATATTGGCGAAATATATGATGTAGACAATAAAGGTGTAATCATGGGTGTTAGTTTAAAATATCAAGATGATGTAAATGTAACGGTACAGGCAGAGCCCGTATATGAATTTGATGATGATAAAATTCACGAAATATATGTTGATTGGGGTGACGGAAGTCCTATAGAAATTATAACACCTGAGAGTGCTATAACTATCGAACATGAATATAGTAATATAGGTGAATATGAAATTAAGGCTTATCCTTCAGAAGATACTTTCATATATGTTAATTTCAAAGTAACATCAAATTTAAAATATATACATATAGGTTCTTTATTTTATTCAGATAGGTTCTATACTAGCTTTAACAATTTGTATTTTTTAGAATATGTGACATTCCCTAATTATTCATTAGCTAATTTACAATATAATGCTTTTGAAAATTGTAGAAGTTTAAAACAATTCATCGCATCTAAAGGTTTTGAGTCAATACCCGATATGTATAGTATGTGTTTAATTCGTTTAATATTATCTAATACAATAATTCAGTTATCAGCTTCTCCTGCTCCGTTTAGTAGAATATGTGTTCCAACTAGTTGTAGAAATTGTAGTTTATATAATGAGCACCGTACGGATTTATATTTTCCAAATAATATGAGTGAATTTTATTTATCTTCTTCAGGTTATACAAAAGGTATTAAATGTCCGACAATAGTTAGTTCTAATTTTGAATTACATTTGTATCAAAGTTTTAATGATTATCTAATTTTGCCAGAAACAGCAATAGTTATTGAACCAGAAGAAGGAGAAGAAGAGCCAATGATACCTGTTACCTTATATGATAGTTATATTGGTAAAACATTACATATACCTTCATGGGTAACTAATATTGGTAAAATATTATATTTATATGATAATAATTTAAATAAAATTTATTTTACCGAACATACTCAAGTACCTATATTAGAAAATAGAAGTAATTTAACTATAAATTCAAATTGTTATATAATTGTCCCTGATGCTTTATATAATGAATGGTGTACTGCAACAAACTGGACTTATTTTGCAAATAGAAACCGAATAAAGAAAGCTAGTGAAATGTCATAATAAAAAGAGAAGAAATGAATTTTGACTAAAATAAAAAATAATGATATAATTAAATGTAGATAGAATAGGTGGTGATACTATGGAATTAACAGTTACAAGTATAGTAGCCCTTGTGACACTAATTTTAGGTCAAATAACGAAGAAAATAGGTTGGATAGATAAAAAGTTCATACCTTATCAAAACCTTGTTATTGGGCTTCTAAGTGGTGTTATTTGCTGGTTAGTAGAATTAGAACCAAATATTCTAGTTGCTATGTTAAGTTGTTTGATTGCTAGTTATGGTGCTGGTGGTTTATATGATAATTTAACAATTGCTAAAGATAATGAAGATATAGAAGAGTGATTATATAAATAAATAGAAGGAGGAATTTAAATGAGGGATAAGTTTTTAAATATAGCCTTATCTCAAGTAGGCTACAAAGAGAAAAAATCAAACAAGGATTTAGATAGTAAAACTGCAAATGCAGGAAGTGGAAACTATACTAAGTATGGTGCTTGGTATGGAGTAAATCCAGCTCCGTGGTGCTGTATGTTTGTTTCTTGGTGTGCCAATGAAGCTGGTATTCTTGGAACACTTATCCCTAAATATAAGGGTGCTGGAACAGGCTATAATTGGTTTAAGAATAAAAATCAAATAACAATGAAACCTAAAGCTGGTGATATTGGATTTTTAAAACCTAGTTCACCACAATATACTTCTAGTCATACATTTATAGTTTATAAAGTAGATGGAAATGAAATAACAACAATTGAAGGTAATTTAGGAAACGGTGTAGTAGAAAATACTCGTAAATTGACAGATAGTAATATATTAGGATTTGGCTCTGTAAATTATCCTGATAATATTTATTATGTTGATAATGTTGATTATGAAGGTTTAAATGTTAGATATGTGTCTAATAATAAAAAGACAGGTAAGACATTATATATTGGTACCAAAGTAGAAGTACTAGAAATAAAGAAAAATAAAGCATTAATAAGTAAAACGACTTACGTTGATAAAAATTATTTATCTAAAAAGTGTCCTAATTATAAAGTTGTAACAGGAGCTGACCGTGAAGGTCTTGCTGTAAGAAAACTAAGTTTGCTTGGTGTTCCAAGTAAAAATTATATAGATGTTATAAAAAATGGTACTAAAGTAAAAGTGTATAAAACAAAAGGAAAATGGAGTAAAATATCACCAGACAGTAATGCATGGTGTTATAGTGCTTATCTAAAGTAATATGGAAGTATTAACAATTGCACTTGCACTAAGTATATTAAGTACCGTTATAACAGTTTCAAACTTTGTTTTATCAAGAAAAGATAAAGCAATTAAGGACACAAAAGAAAACCACCAAGAATTAATTGAATATCAATTAAAGGAATTAAAAGAAGATTATAAAAGTATAGCAAATGATATTAAAGACATAAAAAAGATGCTTGACACATATAAAGAAACATTTAGAACAATGGTTAAAGATGAAATGGAAGAACACATAAAAGTGTATCATAAGGAGAACTAAGATGAATATAGAAAAAGATATAGAAAATGTAGTAAAAAGAGCTGAAGCAAATGCTCGAAAAATAGAAGAAAATGCGTATAGAATAAATCAAAATACAGGAGCTTTAGAAGTTTTACATACAATTAAAGCAAATACAATACTATTTTTTGTAATGTGGGTGATTACATTTTTTGCTTTTATTATATTACTATGTTATACAATAAATTTTGTAAGTGATACAGAAACCATTACCACAACTACTAACACAAGTGAAGTAGAACAAGATGCTGACAGTGGTAGTAATTATTATGTAGGTGGAGATGGTGAAATAAATGGCTAGACAAAGAATTAGAACATCTCGTACAAAAACAACTAGAAGAGTGAGAAAATCACAAACTACTTCAGATAAACATGGTAGAGTGCATTGTAAAACATGCGGGGCTTTCTTAGGTAATCGAGGAAGAAAAAAATAAATGCTACGATTTGAATTTACTAATGAAGAATTAGATTTAATCAAATCAAAAATACATTTTACACCGAGACAATTAAGAATAATAGATTACCGAATGGACGAATTAACATTGGTTCAGATGGCTCAAAAAGAAATATGCGATGTATCTACAATAAATAGAGAAATTAAAAAGATAAGAAGAAAGATTGCAAAAATAATGTAATCTTTTTTTTTTGTGACATTTTTATGAAATTTTTTCGATATTTTTTAGTTAATTTTTAGACATAAAGTTGACGTTTTTAACATTTATTTTCATGATATTCTATAACCATGAAGGGAGACAACAAACACTACCATTTGTAAAATAACTTGTGTTGTCTCCTTTTGTGTTTATGAAACACAAATAGAAAGTAGATGATTATATGTTTAATAATCCTTATAGTAATATTTATTCTCCTCAAGCTAGTATTGACCGAATAAATAGTCAAATATCAGAACTTGAGAAAATGAAAAGTCAACTACCCCCTACCCCAATTCCTCAAAATCCAACGAATTTAACACAAAATTTTCAAATTGCACCTAATACTAACACTAATAGTATTAAATATGCTAATTCAATTGAGGACGTGGAAAGAGATGTGGTAATAAGTGATACACCTTATTTTAGTAAAGATATGTCCATTGTTTGGATTAAAAATACAAAAGGAGAAATAAAATCTTATGAATTAAAAGAAATTATTCAAAAAGATGAGAAAGATTTAATGATAGAAAGTCTACAGTATCAATTAGATGAAATGAACAAAATGATAAAGGAGATGAAAGAAAATGCCAAACCAATTGATAAACATGATGATGAACCAATTGAAATCGAAAAATCCCCAAGCGTTTCAGTTTCTAGAACAAGCAAGACAAAATCAAAATAATCCCCAAGAGTTATTTAAACAAATAACAAATGGTTATACACCTGAACAAATGAATATGCTTTTTGATAAAGCAAAACAATTTGGTATAGATGAAAATATAATAAATCAATTAAAACAATGATGTCTATGTTTCATGTGAAACATTGATATAAATTATAGAAAGGAGAAAAATTATGAACAACACTCAAGGAATAGTTCCAACTGTTGACCTTGCTACTAATTCATATCCTTATATGAATGGTGGATTTGGAGGAGGTTTCTTCAATGGCGATGGCATCTGGGCAATAATTTTAATCGCTTTATTGTTCGGAGGATTTGGTAACGGATTTGGTGGTTGGGGAGGTGGCAACCAAGTTGCTACTACTGACTACATCTCAAGTGAATTTACACAAAGAGATATTGCTAATTTAAGTACAGCTGTTTGTAATGGTTTCCAAAATCAATCTAACTTAATTTCAGGTGGATTTGCTGATAATGCAACAAATATCTGTAATTTAAGAAGTGATTTATTAACTGGAAATATGGCTTTACAAAATTCTATCCAAGATGCTAAATTTGCTTCAGCAATCGGTGATACAAACACTCAACGTGACATATTACTTCAAACTACTCAACTTGAAAATCAAGCTAGTATAAATGCTTTAAATAATGTGTCTAAAATGGACAGCTGTTGTTGTGAGCTAAAAGCTCAAGGTTTAGAAAATACTCAACGTATTCTTGATGCTTTAAATCAAAACACAATTGCTGATTTAAGAGAAAAATTAAATGAAGCTCAAACTGAAATTTCAAATAGAAATATTGAAAGTTCAATAATTAATTCTGTAAGACCTTATCCTACACCAGCTTGGTTAGTAAGCTCACCTTATCAATCTATTTATAATCCTTATGGATTTAATGGTGGATTTTATGGAAACGGTTTCTTCGGAAACACAATAATTTAATAGCATAACACCTTATGGTAATCTCAACTGAGAACTTGCTAATTTATGAGAATAGGCAAGGTCTATTCTCTTTTATTTTAAATAGAAAGGAATGATAAAATGATACAAAGTGTACAAGAACAAGAACTTGTTTTAACTTCTAATACTAGTGCAATAACTTTTGCAGATACTGATTTGAGAACTGCAAGTGCTAACTGCTTTAATGGTTGGTTAAATCATAATGAAGGAGCTGCTCAATTTAATATTGTAGCAGGTGGTATTTATGAGATTGAATTTAATGCAAATGTTACTTCAGCAACTGCTGGTAATGTTGCTTTAGCAATTTTCGCTGATGGAGTTCAACTAGCTGGAACTGAAATGGATACACCTGTAACTGTTGGTGTTTATACTAATGTTTCAGTAGATAAAAAAATAAGAGTTTGCACTCGTGGTAGTGTAACATTAACTGTTGCGAGTGTTCCTGCTATTGTTTATGATGGAACAGCTACAGCTACTCAAATCCCAATTGTTAAGAACGCTAATATTAGTATCGAGCGTTTAGCATAATGAATAACAATATTATTGATAATTTATCACTTGTTTTACAAATGATAAGTTTAGAAATACTATTTAGAGATTATAACAATGGCGATTTGATGCAAGAATTACAAAATCAAGATAGCAATTATCTAGAAAGAATAATAGAACAAAATGAAGAAATCTTAAAAATATTGAAAGAAAGGGAGTGATTTAATGAAAGCATTAATTCATGAAGATTTAAAATGTGCTACTGAAGAAAAAATAAGAGATATTTTAAATGAAGGTATTAATACAGGAAACTTAGAATATCTTGGTGAACTTATGGATATACATAAAGATATAGCAAATGAAAAATACTGGTATGAAAAGGAGGAAGGTGAAAGCATGAGATATGGAAATTATCCTAGTTATAATAATTATTCTCGTGGTGGTTCTTACGGAAGAGATGACTACGGAGCTAGAAGTAGAGACTCTCGTGGAAGATATAGAGGTCATGATTATTTAGATGAAATGTATGACCATTATGGTAGATATATGGAAAGTCACGAAAGATATGGTGCAAATGAAGATACAAAAAGAAGTTTAAAATATATGCTTGAAAGCATGGAAGATTTTGCTCGTATGTTAAGAGAAGATGCTCAATCACAAGAAGAAGTTGAAATGATTAGACAAACAGCACAACGAATTGCTCAAATGTAATATGTTTAAGTTTTATAATGCAAATCCAGTAGAAAACTTTACTGATGATTGTACTGTGAGGGCAATATCCTGTGCTACAGGAAAGAGTTGGGATTATGTGTATGATGAACTTAGCGACTTAGCTCAAATAAAAGGAACAATGATGGATAATCGAGAATTTATAATTGATTATCTTGACTCAAGATATAAACGAGTTCTTTATTTACCAAATACCGTTGGGGAAACATCGGATATGTATGTTAATAACATTTTGTTAATAACACTACATTCACATATTTGCTGCTCAAAATTTGGAATAATCTATGATACATTTGACCCAAGAGATAAATTTGTCGAAGAGGCATGGGTTGTGATATAATATATTTGGTGATAAAATGATTAAAGTTTATACAAACAAAGATGAAGTTAAAGTTGAGGGTCATGCTATTCCTGATATATGTGCAGCTGTTAGTTCAGCCATGTATATTACAGCAAATAACCTTTTAGACCTACAATTATTAGGCATCGACAACGGTAAATGTATCGTCGAAGATAATCTCGAGGACGATTATATGCTTATAAAAATTGAAAAACATACCAAAATAACTGATGTTTTAATGAATACATTAAAACAAGGTTTACAAGATATTGCTGAAGATAGTAATAGTCTTGTTGAAATAATAAAAGAGTCATAAATCAATATGACTCTTTTTATTTTGATAGTCCATATATAAATTTAGAAACTCTACTTCACTAATATCACTTTGTAGATAATCCCAAATATTATTCTTCCAAGTGTCTGATATAAAAGCCCTACTATAAACATACATTCTATATAAGAATTGTTCACTCAAAGGTCTTGTAAACAATACACTTTTTATAACTAATCTTTTTCTATAAAACTCATCCAACCCATAATATAACAATCTTTCATCAAAGAAATCCTTGTCCATATCCTACCTTCTCAATACTATTGTAGCATATGTAAATTATAATGTCAACAAAAAAAAAAGGAGATAGTTTCCTATCTCCTTCTTAATCTAAATCATCTTCAGTTAATGCACTTCTACCATACATTTCATCAATGGCTTTAATAACATCTTCGGTATTATTTGAAGTTTCTTCAACTTTAGAAATAACTTTTTTAACATTTGCATAAGTTCTTCCATTGTATTCACTATGTGTAACTTCGCAAACTAATTTAATACCTTTTAATTTGTCAACATCATTTGAATTGAAGTCATCGCCATCATTAAGTCCTAATGCTATACTTAATAACATTCCCATAGCCCATAGACTAGTTTCATTTTTCATATTGAAAGTGTTTTGTAATGTTGCACCATCTTCAACATCTTTCATTGAAAGTACTAATCTATCAGGAGCTCCACTTGGTGTAAACTTGGCATCAACTATTTCTAATGTTCTTTCTCCTTCTTGTACTATTTTAAATCCACCTTTTAAATTAATTTTAATCATTGTCATATCCTATTCCTCTTCTTTCTTTTTACTCTTTGTTAGAGTATAACTTTCTTTTTCTTCAATAAACATTTCATATTCTAAAGGATGTATTTCAGCGAAATGTTCTTCGTTGAACTTCCTTGCTACTTTTCTTGTTAATTTATAAGCACCACAACTTGTAGCACCTGAATTAATCATTTCATTTTTAATACTTGTTTCAAGTAGTTTTAATCTTCTTTCTAAAGCATTAATTCCACTTGTTTCTTTTAATTCATCTATTTTAAAAGCTAATTCTATAGCCTCTTCACAAACACTAAATAAATCATTATCTTTTGTTTCATCAGTTGCTCTAATTAAATCAAGATATTCTTTATCAGCTTTTTCATCAAACTCAGGTGATATTCCACTTTCAACGAAGTCTTTCCACCATTGTGTTGCTAATTGCATACATCCTTCTATGTTGTAATATTCTCCATCAATTTCAAATATCATGTCTTTTAATTTCTTAACAACTAATATTGTATTCTTATCACTTACTTGAACATCTTCAGGTCGACCATAATCAACTTCATCTAAGAATGTACAAGCAAATAATACTCTATCAAGACCTTTTAAATATGAATATAAAGCACCTTGTAATAAATATTCTACAGGAACATTTCCATTTCTCCATTGTTCAGGATGTGAAGATGTTTTACATTCACAAATCATCATTATAGTCTTTTTATCATCAGCTGTTGCTACAGCATCTATAACACCACCAAAGATATTACTTTCATCTTTGAAGTTGTTAAATTCATATTGTTTAAATACTTTTCCATAGTAATCTTTAATACTCATTACATTTGGAAATTGTTTTGATACATACTCTATTATTTTAGGTTCTAATATTCGACCAGCATTTAGGTATTTATTATCTTCAATTTCAGGTCTTGCTAATTTAGTTATCTCACACCATGCTTGAAATGGTGTACTATATTTATTTAAACCTAAGATTGTTGATAATCTATGTCCTGATATTTTATTGGTTTGTTTAGGAGGAGAAATAATTATTCTCTTCCTATCATCCCCATAATCCCAACTTTTAGCCATCAACTTCACCTGTTAATTTAGTAATAGCATTTTTAAAACTCAATGTTTTACTTAATATTTCAGCATCGGTTATAGTACCTTTAATAATAGCATCTAGTGTTTTAGCACCTTTTGTTTCTTCTCCTGATAATTCACGATACTTGTAAATTAATTCAGTTAATTCTTTTTTATCTTCTTCGTTATCACTAGGTGTAACAGTGCTTGTTACTTCTTTTTTAATTTCTTCTTTTTTCTCTTTTGTAATAAATACTTTAGGTGTTCCAGTTCCTTTATTGTTTGGAATATTTACACCATCAAGTGATACTACATTATCTTCATCACCGAAATGTACTTCGTTTCCATTAAACACTCTTGGTGTGAAGTTCTTATCAAACCAGTTTCTAAATGCTAATGTTGATGCACCATTTACAGCCTTATCAACTGTATCACTACCTTGAGACATTTCAGTATAAGTTTTAAAATATCCTGTGTCTAAATCAGTTAATGTAAATAAACAACTGATTGTAGCAATATGTTGAGGTGAACCTGTTGCAGGTCTAAAAGCATCTAAATCAAATCTATCAAGATTAACGATTTCAAAACTAAAATCTAATCCGACTTTCATAGCAATATCTTGAACAGCTTGATAATATTGTTCAATACTAACATATTCACCACCACCTAAATTACTAGGTAATGCCTTATCTAAGATAAAATTTCTAGTTCTAATTTCACCTCTAAAAGCATTAATTTTATTTAGTAGTGCTTTTCTTAATCCTAATTCGTTAATTTCTGCGTTGCAATTACATACATCAATTTCTGGGTTCATATTTTCTTCCTTTTCTTTCATTTCTTTCACTAGTGCAATAAGCTCGTCTTTTTTCAATTTGTCCAATTTCTCTTCCATATATACTTCCTTCTCTCCTTTAAAATCGCTTATTTTTTGTTTTGCATATTTAATATACCATAATTTATTAATTTTATCAATAGTTATTTTATTTTCATTATCAACTATTGGATTAACAGGACAACTAGCCAAACTATCTTTTCGACCATCAGGTTTAATTTTATATATCTTACCTGTTGGTATTTTCCCAGCATAAATCCTGTTGTTTCTTTGTAATTCAGTTTGATTACCGTTTTTATCTTCTAAGACTATCTTTTCATATGTAGCCCCTAAATGATTTATTACTTGAAATCTAATTGGTTCATTACAATTATTAATTGTTGTTTCAACTGGAATATCAAATAATAAATTTTTAAGAATTGCCTCAGCACAAATAGATAATGAATTAGCTTTGAAGTTCGGTGTATATTCCGTGATTATTCTATTATCATCAGTAATTTTAATATTAGGACATCCAGCAAAACAACCACCTTTAAAGTTTACTTGTTTTCCTTTTGATGTTTGAACTATTTCACAATAGTTATTAATATCACGCATTACTAATTTTAATATTTTATCTTCTTCTAATTCTAATCTATATCTTTTTTGCCAATTATCTAATACTTCTTTTGCTTGGTCAACATACTCTTCATCAATTTCAAACATTACAGCATCAGTATTTGACTCAACAAATTTAACAGTTGGTATTTTTCTAATATCATGTATAAGTATTAGTAAAGCACACTGACCACTGATACATACCGACCTACATTGTTTTAGGTCAAATAAGTCATTAAATTCAGCACCTAAAGACCCGTAGTATGTATTCAGAGGTAATTTTAAAGCGTTTGCTAACTTCTTATCACCTTCATGTTTTGCTTTTATTCTTAGTGCTTTTAATTCTTTATATTTATTGGCATCAGGTTGATTTCGACTTGAATAATCGTATTCACATATTAAACTAGGATAAAGCGAGGGAAGAGACATCATAATTTAATAATAGATGTCTCAATTTTCATCACCTTCTTTTCTTTTTAATGTTCAATTTCTTTCTCAGTTTTTCATTAATGTAAATAACACCTAATATCATTAAACTAGATATTATTACAAATAATGATAAACTTAAGTTATTCATAATAATCCTCCGTATTAAAATCATCACTTACATAATTATAATTGTTTATTGCTAAATGAATACCACCAGCACCTACGTTTCCTTTAGTTTCATCAATATCTAATTCTAACTTTTCATCATCAATATCTCTTTCACCATTGATAAATTCATCAAAATATTTCTTTGCTCGTTTATCAATTTTATCTAGTTCAAAGTTTTCAGGATAATGATAATCATTTTTATCATTATGTTCTACTCTTTTTGCTTTAAGAAATCTAGCTGTTAAGTTAGAATTAGTCAATCCTAAACCTTGTATTGGGTCTATATCTCCCATTTGGCATATAATCCATTTAGCCTCAAAATAATCATGCCTTGTGTCGAATAATACCATAGTTGCATCGACATCATGTTCACAATAATATAATACTTCTTCGTATTGTTCTTTTGTCCATTTAGTAGGTAAATCAAAAGGAATAGTTGTTTCAGTAATGTCTAATCCCAAATTACCTTCAATTTCTTTTAATGATTTAAATGGAACAATATCTTGAATAGTATCCCAAACTGGAAACGGTTCAATATATTCACCGTAATCTATTTGCCAACCTGGTATACCATTTACTATATCATCATTTACTTTTTTAACTTCTTCTACATCAAATCCAGCAAGAATTGCTTTTAATATATATTGGTCATAACCTTTAAAGTTGTGTCCAACAAATATTGGGTTTTCTTTTTGTATAAAAGAATATATCTCTTCTCTTGGTGTATTATGAAATATCTTTTCTTCTTTTGTTACATAGTTTTTACAAACTAATAACCAATCATGAGCAAAGACCTCACTCGAAGTCTGAAACCCATATTCTATTATATACGTCCTCAAACTCCATATTTACATCACCTCACTATTCTTTTATTTGTTTGTCAGTCATAGCTTTTGCCATTTCATCATAACCATTAGTCATTTCATCAATAATAGAATTTAATATTTCTTGAAATCCATTAGTAAATTCTTTAACTTGTTGTTTAGTCGCTTTTTTAAGTTCTTTATTTAATATCTTAGTTGCTCTCGCTAAATTAATTTCATAATATAAACGATTATATAACATTACTAAAATTACAATACTAGCTACTATTAATAAACCATATAATATTACTTGCATTTTTCTTTCTCCTTTTCTTCCTTTGGTTGTTCAAAAGTTGCAACAATTTCTTCAGGTTTTATTTCTTTCGGATTAACATAAGTTTTACCTTTTGCTAGAGGATTTGTTGGGTCAGTACTATACCAAATGATTTTTCCTCTATTTTTATAAAGTTCTTTATACTTCTTCTGTTTCTCTTTGTAATTCTCTTCCATATTGTTCTTCAATCTCCTTACTTTGTAAATATATTGGATATATTAATTTTTCATCCATCCTGAAAGCATCAGGACCAAAGTTAGTACCTTCATAAAGAATTATTTTTCCAGTATTTTTAATGAATGTAATGTCTTTATGATGTATATCCCTTTGTTCATACGGAACATAATAAACTATTATGTCCTCATTTTCATATTTCAAAAACCCCTGTTTTCCAAATTCCATTTCGGCTTTTCCCATAAATTCCATGTGTTACCATCCTTTTTTACGATACACACTTCTTCTCTTTTTAAAAAACCTATCTAACATACTAACATCATCAATTAAATCATATATGTTAGCCATTGTTTTACCTTTATAAGGTCTTTGAGCTCTACCAACACATTGTATTACTATCGCCTCATCCTTGACAGGTGTCGCAAATACTACGTTTTCTAGTATCTTGCAATCCAAACCTTCCTTTGCTAATTTATAACTAGCGAGTAATACTTTGTATTTACCTGTTTTAATATCTTCAAGTGCTTGTTCTCTAGTTGCTTTTTTAGTAGAACCATCTATCTCGATAGAGTTTTTAATATGTTGATTTAAATATTTAAGTTGTTCAACTCTATCAGATAATACTATTGTACTACCATTTAAAGAATTGCACAAGTTTACAATTAATTGATTTCTTTCTTCATCATTTCCAATATCAGTAATTAACTTTGAAAATGAAATAGTCATACCATTTCTATCAAACACATCTTTATAATAACCACTCTTTTCATCATAAATCTTATAATTTGTATTAATAAGATTTACTCTTGCTGGTACTTGAAATTGTGTTTTAGGAAATCTAATAACTTCTTGATTTTCATAAATACCTACATAATCTTGTTCATCTTCTTTTATTTCATAAATTACTTCACCTAGTAATTTAGGAATACATTGTTCAAGACCATCGGCTCTATGTAATGTTGCTGTAAGACCTAACTTATATCTCGCTGCAAAATAATCTAGACTAGTTCTAAACATAGCAACTGTATCAGCATTTGCTGCTAAATGATGACATTCATCAACTACTACCAAACCAAATTCGTTTTGAGGTATTTCCTCAAGATGTTTAAATAAGGTTTGTACTGTTGCAAATACTATATCACCTGTTGTATCAACTTCGCCATCAGATATTATTGATGTAGTACATTCCATTTTTTCTTCACATCTATCTTTAGCTTGGTTCATTAAATCTTTAGTATGTGTAATAAATAAAGTATGTTGTTGTAAGTAATAAGCTGTTTGTAAAGCACATTCAGTTTTACCAAGACCACACGGTAATATAAATAGCCCGTTTACATACTTTTTTAGAGCATTTAAGCAAGGTTCTTGGTAGTCACGTAACTTTATACTACTTTTAATAGTTCGTTTAACTATGGAGCTATAATCACTGTATAACGACTTATCAGGATACATGTTCCATAAATCTTTAAAACAACCTATTGGTAAATATATATTATGTTCATCTACATCATATAATTTTATATATCTTGGTGTTTTTCCAACAAAGAAACCCATTTGTACTTTTTTACTGAAATCAGGATTTTTAACCGTAAGTTTGTCACGACAATAATCCTTGATTTGTTTTGTTGGTTCTTTAACTTGAATAATATTACTTATTATTATCTCCATTTAATCACCTCTATTCGTCTTTATATAATAATACTCTAATTAATGCTCTATTTGCACCATTTTTAATACCATTGTTTAATAAATAATTCGTTATCTCATCGGTACATTCAAACATATCTCCTTCATATAATGTACCATCTTTATTTCCATTCTTATTATATCGTTGAAGATTTTTTAATTCGTTAAATTTAGAATAAGTAAAGTTCTCAGTTGCCTCAACAATATTTAAATTAGGATTTTCGGGTTTATATTCTTTCTTTCCTTTAATTAAAGTTTCTCCCCAGGTGTCTTTTGGCGGTTCATATTTAAATTTAAGTGGATTATTATATATTTTTTCTACGTCAACATTTGACATATCAAAATTACATATCCAAGCATTTTCACCATCTTTGACACCTAGTTCTTTTAGTACAGGTAAATCAGTTACAATAACTTCAGTTCCAAGCATAAGAGCCTCAACAATTGAATATCCAAATGCCTCACAATCAGATAACTGAACGAGAGCATCTGCATCAGCAATATAATTACTTATATCTAATTTTGGTTGCATATAAATTATATTAGGATTATCTATTAAATTAGAACTATCAGTAAACACTGTCCAAATATAAGGTATTCTTGCATTATCAAGTAGTTTTCCTAAAGTGACCATTCGTTCTCTTCCTTTTTCCTTTGTTAAACGAGTTGCGGAAATAAGGTGTAATATCTTTTTAGGTTCATCTAACACTACAGGATTATATATTACTTCAGGTTTAATTCCTGTTTTTTCTTCAAAAGAGTCAGCAGCTAATTTACTAACAGCAATATAATGATTTATTTTTGGGTGTACAATAGGTGAAAAAGACACTTTTTCATAATCACAATGAATTATTGAATAATAATCTTCAGCTTCAACATTATCAATTATATCTATTGTATAGTTAAAGAAAGCTCTTTTACATTTTATTTTTTCTCCAGTATATTTTCTTACTCGACATAACTTTTGAAGTCTCCTTATTTGTTTTATATCTCCTGTTTTGTAGTATATTGTTATATCATAATCTTGATATTTTTTAACTAAATAGTAGAAGAATGACTCAACACTCAACCACCAATAGAATTTATCATACTAAAATATATTACATTATTAGTTTCCATTGGCATTAGACATCACCTCCTATATATGTTTGAGTTAATCCGTTAGGATTTATTCTATAATAATACATTATATCTGTTATTTTCTCTTCTTTACCTTTCAAACATTTTTGATTAAATTCATAATCTTCAGCAATTCTTTTATCACTAAATCTCGTGTCTCCTATATTTTCACGTTTATATACTATTCCCCAAACGGAACAATTCCAATCAGGTCTACCATTTTTTACATCTATTATAAAAGTACCGTCCATTCTTTTCCAACTCATTAAACAATAATCAAACGGGTTAACAACTATTTTGTTTAGTATCTTTTTAACAAAATAATCAGGTACACAATCATCACAATCAATAAATGTTATATATTCACCTTGTGCAATATCTAATCCGTGATTTCTTGGTATACCAGCACAACCGCTGTTTTCTTCCAAGTGAATAACTTTTGCTTTCAATTTATCAAGTTCTTTTTCATGACAACCGTCGTCAACTATAATCCATTCGACTTGGTCATTTAATTGTGGTTCTAAATATCTTGCTAATTCTTTTATATAGATTAATTCATTAAAATAACTCGTAATGATTGATAATTTCATCTACTAGACCTTCTTTCTTTAGAAATTCATAACATTCTTTTGATAATTTTCCTCTACATATTCCAAATCCACCATCTTCTAATAATTGGTGTCTATATCCTATATCAATAATATAATCATGATTATTAATATAATGAATGTAAGGTGAATTAATTAATGTATCTTCCCATTCTTGAGCATTTTGGTTTTCTTGTAATCTTTCAATCAATAATTTTTTATTCCAAATACTTGGTTGACAACTATTTAAGAATATTTGATTATTTCTTTGAATATCCCAATCTTTTCCAACCACTAATGGGTTTCTATAATCTATTTCAAAATTATAACATATTACACCATCTTGCAATTTAATATTAGTTATTCTTTTTTCGTCAACAGGTTGTCTAATAAAGAAATCGTCTAACATCAATAATATTTCATTATCATCTATTTGTTTTAATCCTTCTCTAAATCTTACTGTCCATATATCACTATTAACATTTATTGTTTCACAATAAGGACATTTTTTTGTTTCAGTAATTAAAACTGGTTCAGGATGATTAGGATAATATTTTTCAAGTAATGTGAAAAATGGTTTCCAACAAGGTTCATACCTATCACAACTAAGAACTACTAATTTCATTATATTTTCTCCAATCTTCTAACATTTCTTCAAGTTCTTCTCTTGTTAATCGTTCAGCATTATCACTTGTGAACGGTTCATTAAAGTCACATAGATTGGTTATGATATTGCTAACTTTTATAATATTATCTCCTGTACCCATTGTTGAATGTTTTAATTCATTTATTGTTAACAATGCTTCATCAGTTTTTTCTTCACATCTATTACCTATTACTTCATAATGGTCGCTAAATAATTTAGCAAGTTCTTCAATAGTACAAGACTTATTATAATAAACAAATAAATCCCCATGTTTACCATTTAACATGGCATTTAATACTAAATCAGTTGCTTGATTTAATGACATAAAGAAACGGGTCATATCAGGATTTGTTACAGTTAGTTTCTTTCCTTCTTTTGCTAACTTATCAAATATCCATACTACCGAACCGTTTGAACCAAATACATTTCCATATCTTGTTCTAATAATTTCAGTATTCTTATTATCTACACATTGACAATACATCTCAACAAACAATTTTGAACAACCATATATTGTGGATGGATTAGTTGCTTTATCAGTAGATAAGAATACTAACTTCTTAACATTTCTTTCTATACTTGCATTAATAACATTAATACAACCATCAATGTTTGTTTTTCTACATTCATCAGGATTACTTTCACATTTATCAATATGTTTCATAGCACTAGCAAGAATTGTATAATCAACATCTTCTAGTGCTTTGTAAACAGCATCATAATCTCTTATATCACCTATAATATATTTAACTCTATCACTATTTACCTTTTGTTTGTGTTCAAATTGAAGTTTCTCATTTCTACTAAAAATAATAACTTCACAATCGTCAAACTTTCTCAATAATAATTGTGTCATAGCTGTTCCAAAAGAACCACTACCACCAAATATACATACTTTAGTCATTTATATTTTCCTCCATCCATTTTTTACAATCTCTTTTTAATTTTCCATGATATATATCTATCATATAATTAGAATGTATTTCCCATACAATCCAACAATTAAGTATCTTGTCCTTTTCTATATTGTAATTCTTCATATTTCGCTTTTTCCTTTCTTTTTTCTGAATTATGTAATCTACCTTCTTCACAATAAGAACAACCTCCGTGATTTCTACATTGTCTTGAGACAGCTTTTGCACCTCTAAATGGTTTTCTTTTTTCTTTATGATGTTTAATTGCTTTTTCTAGACCCATAATAACCATTATCAATTCTTTTATTAGTTCTATCCATTTTAATTTTCATTTTTTCTCGTAATTCATCAGCTATTATATCATATTCAATCATAAAACCTTTAAGAATATTAAGAACATCAGCTGTTTCAGTGATTACTTTATCTATATCTCCATATCCAATTTCATAAAGAAATATTTCATCATTTAATTCATGTATTTCCTCAACTAATTTTCTTCTTTGATTTTCATAACCAAAATAGTTGAAAACTTTTACATAAATATCAGTATCATCCACTTCTTCTTCTTCAGTTTCTTCTTTATCTTCCTCTTGAGGTTCAATAATATCATAATCTTCAAAGTCACCTATAAGTCTATAATAATAAGGTGTCTCATCAATTGCACATTTACCACAAGAACATGATATATATGTTCCTTTCTTATCTCCTGTTAAAATATCACCACAATGTTTACATTTTATTTTTGCCATTTTTCTTAATCCTTCCTATAGTATCTAATAAAATAATTCTACTTTGATAAGAAATTTTTTCTTTTAAATATAATTCCTGTACCACTTCTTCTATTTTATCTATGATATCATCTTGTTCTTTAATAATTCTTATTAAATCCCATTTCTTTTTATTACATAATGTAAGTTCAGTATACTTACTCATTTCTCAACATCTCCTTTAAGGTATTAATAAAATTAATTTTCTTTTCCTTTTTTTCTTTTCTCTTTTTTCTATCATATTCTCTTTGATATTCTCTTCTTTTATCTTTGTTATCTAAATAATAATTACTTTGATATTCCAATCTTTCTTCTTTGTTATCCTCATAATATTGTTTACCATATTTTAGTCTTTTTTCACGATGTTTTTCATAACTAGTGTTAGTCCACTTATTTGTCATTATCACTATTACTTGAAATTATCAACATAACCATTATTGCTATACCACAAAACATTCCTATAATAAATCCTATACCTAACATTAATACCATCCTTTTCTTTGACTATGTTCCCAAGCCTTAGCTGGTGTTTTATAACGTGATTTAATGTATTTTAGACCCCATCTTATTTGTGTTTTACCATTGGTCTTATAATCAGAACCCTCACTAGCCATTTTTTTACAAGGAAGTGATTGAGGAATACCACATGCACCACTTTTTTTATTAACAGCATTAGGGTTCCAACCACTTTCTCTATTCCATAACTTAACTAAACATTCAAAATCATATTCAGTCCAACCATAACTTATAACTAAATCATGAGCATATGATTTTAAACTATCTTTATTATAAGAAACCTTTTTTGTAGTGGTTGTTTTCTTTTTCTTAACCACTTTTTTCTTTTTAACGGTTTTCTTAGTACTAGGGCTAGTTTTTTTACTAGCTTTTGTTTCAATTCTCACAGTTTCTTCTTTAGGTTGCTCTTCAATTTCTTTAACCTCTTCTTCAACAATTGTTACTTTTTCTTGATTACTTCCTTTTTTATTAAAGTGTTCACTAACCACATACCCCACAAGTAGTAATATTGCTATTACTACAACTATCTTCATTCTATTTTTCATATTTTAAACCTCTACTATTATATCTTTTATTTCCTCTCTAACATCTCTTAACATTGTCCTTAAAGCTACAAACATTTTTACTTCTATTGGTTTATTAACTCTAAGTACTTTACTAATATAATTATAAGTTACTTCATAATCTTTAAAGTCTCTCAATACATTTCTTATGTCCATATTAATCCTCTTTCTTATTATCTAAATCGCAAGGAAAACAATCACTTATATCTATGTATCCTTTTTCCTCAAATATAGGCTGTGCTTTGACCCAAGTGGTCCACCATGTGCCCGTTTTTTCACTTTCCACATAAATATAAACATTATTTCCTGTTCGATTAACAAAATGATTTAATTCATCCCTCTTTTTTAATATTCCTGAACCAGCATAATATAGTTTTTCACTATCTATATGCTTACATTCAATCATCAATGCTGCTCCTTTTTTAACAGCAATTATGTCAAAAACTGTACCACTATTCATTGTTGGGATTTTATAAACGAAATAGTTTCTATCGTTATAATAATCCATTACACGTTCTTCCCATTTCTTTCCTACTTGGTATTGTTTTAACATTTTTTCTTCCTCCTCTATTTCTTCACGAGATTTTCTTTTATCATGAGAAACATAAGCATTGTAATCAATAAATTCCTCATAAGGTATTTCAAACATATTGCTAAGTCTAATTATTGTGTCGAAATTTAATTGTTTCATATCTTTTTTAACATCAGAATAAATTAAATGTCTTAGTAAATCTTCTGAAACACCAAACCTCTTGCAATTTTCCTCTAATTCACCAAAGATAAACATCTCTTCAAATTTTAATCTTATGGTTTCAATTAGAGGTAAATTAGTTTTTCTATGAATTGTATATGCCATTTTTACCTCCAATTTGACTTATTTTTGATTTTATATTATAATTGATGTGTGTTAGAATAATTACTATTCATAACACATGTCTCACATTTCTTTTCTTTGGGGAGGACTTCGGTCCTCTTTTTTGTTACCACTAAATATTATTTATTAATTGAGACATTACTTCATTGTTGAATTTATTATAAATCTTAAATACTTTATGATAAGTGGCTGGATGTAATTGTCCAATCACTTTATATATTTGTTTTTGTTTATGTAATATATGAATTTTACTACAACAAGCGATACAATCGTCATTTAAAAAGTTATTTAATCTTCTATCTATTTGTACACTATAATTTGATAGTAAAGTTCCTTTCGTACTAAGTTTTAAAGCTAGTACGTTTTTTTCTTCTATAATAGAACTGTCAGTTTGTTCATCATACAGTACCATGAACACACCTACAGTTTCCTCTCCGTTAAAATTATTATACTTAGAACAAATTACTGTTCCTGGTAATAATGGTTTATTCCAATCATAATTCATCTCTATTTCTCCTCCTTATTTATTTTATCTAACATTTCATTTAATACTTTTTCAATTCTTTCTAATAAGAATATTACAGTATTTATTCTATTATCACTCACTTTTATCAACTTCTTTAAGTATGTTTAATAAAGGTGTTACATCTTCTAACATATTATCAAAACAATATAAATTATCTTCAAAAGATGTTTTATTTTCTTCTATATATTCTATTACTTTATTTATTATATTATTTAGTCTTTCATTTTCAGCATTTAATAAACCATTTTCTCTTAATAAGTCATCATCAGTTACTTTTTCAAATACCCCTTGAAAAGGTTTCCAAAGCAAATCTAAATATTTACTTTTATAATCTAATAATTCTTGATATGTTTTGTTTCGCAATATTTTCATTCTTTATCAACTCCTTTGAGTTCTTTGATTTTTGTTAATAACCAATTTATATCAA